ACCACCATGCGCTCAACAAACGCTTTGCCTGATATGCCTAGTTTTTGAATATCTTCGGAACGTGCCGTGCCAAACGCGTTAACCATCATTTGCGTAAACTGCGGCAAACGCTCCCGAATCTGATTGATTTCCTCTTGAAGTACTTTTGGAGAGGTAGCCATCTGAGTCAGGGCTAAATTAACCCCGTCCAGTTCAGCTTTGCCCTTCCCTACGGTTGCATGCGCGTTACCAAACCCTGCTAAAGCACGCCTAGCAAGGTCGGCACTAAAGCCCGCCGCTTGCAGATTGATTGAGCCTTTTACGGCTTCTTCAAATCCAAGACCGGGCAACTTTGCAACCTCTTTTAATTTTGTAAGTTCGCGCTCAGCGGCTTGACTTGACCCCATGATAGAGGTAAGCCCCCTTTTGAGAGCGTCCATGTCGGCAGCGGCTTTTAAGGAAGCCCCACCAATAAGCGACAATGGAAGTGTAAGATTGCGAGATAAGCGAGAGCCTATTTCGTCGGCTTTTGCGCCAAATGTTTGAAGTTTACCCGTGGCCTGATTAATCCCGTTTATGAACGCGTCAACCTTGGCGGATAATATTGCGGTTAGTTTTACGTCCATTACGTTATTGATTTCATGAATGAGAAAAAGTCCTCTTTTTGTGGCTGCTGATCAAATGCGGCAATCGGCCAATTCTCTTCGGGTGTTAGGCCATTCATTGCGACCATTATCATACGCGCTCGGTGGTTGGCCTTAGCCTCTCTTAACTCGTAAGCGTGGAGATAATCTAATACCTCTCCGAACTTCATTGCTTTGAACTCCCAAGGCTTTAAGCCTGATTCAAAACACCTTGCGGTTATATCGCGGATTGTTACGCTTTTTTTTTGCCTTTAACGGCTGGCGCCGCAACGGGGTCGATAGTGGTTTCCTGCGAGTCGGCAAACTTTTCAAAGATGGACTCCATAGGTATTTGCTCTAACACCTTCATTGCTTGACTACTGTTTTTTAGCACAGTATCAACGCCCTCTTGTTCGCATAGGTAATGATGGGCCGCAAGTAGTATTCCTGCGAACACTTCGAGTTTTTTGTTAAGCTCATCAGGCGCTACCGGCTCATTCTCTTTTGGCGTTTTGCCTAATACCGAAAGGTCTTCTAAATCAATTCCGAATTTGGGTAAGAGTTGATAAAACCCGTACCCAAACCCGAAATCAAAAGCGATATTATGTTCTTTGCGTCCTAATGTGACGTTAAACTCTTTTACCATAATTAAGCGGAGTAAACTGCTGATGTTAAAGCGCCCGTCCCTTTTGCGGTAATCTCTACCATTGCCACACTGTTACGTTCGGCCTTGGGCGCAATGCTCGTAATGATTGCGTTACCTGAGTAGCCCGTATCGCCCGCAACGTGCGTGCCGAAGTTGATAGCCAACGCAGTACCCGAAAGGGCGCTTGTAAACAGTTCAGTAGACGTTTTCTTGGTTGATACAGCTAGTTCGTTAGACCACTGCATTGTCATTTTAACTTCCCACGAATAGTCGCCTGTAATCCAAGTGAACCATTGACCGTCATCCTTAGATGCGGTAGGGATTTCAGCAATAGACATCGACAAATCAGCCGACACTTCATCCTGAATAGTGCTAGTACCAATTTTGACACGAGCGTTTATACCGTTGAATTTTTTAGTTGGCATTTTCTTTGGCTAATTTGCTGTTAATAAGTTCTTTTGCTTTTTCGGGCGTTACGATGATAACTGCATCTTTCAATACTGTTTCGCCCGTTGAAAGAAAATAGACGTTGGTAAGAAGTTGAACCTCAACCGTACTGTCTGTTGTATCTTTTGTTTTCATGACTCGGCTATTAAATGCGTAAATGTCAATAACTTGCGTACTATGCGTTCCTCCCCAAATTGCCCTATTAAATCAGTTGATTCTACGTCGGTCGAAATGATTCTGAATCCCGTTATAGTTAAGCCTGACGTTCTTGGCGTGGGGTGAACGGCCTCCATTATTTGGTTGGATATAGTCTCGGCTGTTTTCTTCCCTATGGCCTTACCTTTGAATCTTGTTACTACGTCAACTATAATAGTGTGTTCGTATTCAAAGGAATCTTTTGATGAATCCATGTTTGATGTTTGAGAGGATAAAACAACGTAGTTGCCGCCCTCCAAATCATCTGCCGCTGCATCGTACACCTCTACATCCAATGTTGCCGTTAGCAAGTTGTAATAGGCGGTTCTCAGTGCGGTGGATGCGTCTTTCATTGTAATTCTTTCACAATCTTGGATAATTCGTCAATCAAAGCCTTGGACTCAATCAGGTAATTAGGTATGAGATAGGGTTGCGGCTTCATGCTAATTTTTCGGCCTGTTGCGCCTTTAAACTGCCTTGCTACCTCTTCCCATCCTTTAGGTATGCTAACCTTCCCGCCCGTTCCAAATTCTATGTAAGGGGCATAAGGGGCAATTGCACCACCTGCTGAAACTTTACCCGTTAATCCGTTATCCTCAAATGGTTCTACGTTGATTGACTGCCTAAGTTTTCCCGTATCAACTGGCGCAGACTTTTTAGCCTTGCCTTGCAATCTAAACGTGGCTGATTTTACAGCCTTAGACGCTTTGTCGGGCGCTTGTTGGGCTGCGGTTTTTAAGTCTTTTAGGAAATTATCTAATCCCTCAATTTTGACCATAATTACCGCTTGCTTTGATAATCCACCATTTACGATGCTTGATTTCGGGCCTTATGTCCTCTATCCTACACTCTTGCCCTCTCCACGTTATCACGTCGCCAATTTTGGGCGCAAATCCGTCGCGCTGACGTATTACAATCTTGTGAGTAATACCAATTTGCTCTTGTAAGCCTTCGTTTTGGTGTGAGGCGCTAACGGCCTTTACGTCGGCTAAAAGTTCGGTATTAGTTACCGCCCCCTCTGTTGTTCCTGCGCTTCCGTCCGGTACTAGGGCTGTCCGTCGAAATGATATTCTTTCCTTCAAGTTGTACATCAGCCTTTTCTTTTTCTGTTACCTCCACCAGACCACGCTCAATGAGTTGGCTTGCCCGTAGTTCGTCAACCTGCCATGTATCACCCTGCTTACGCTGCGTTTTGGTCTTTAGGTCTAAGAAGTTCTTTGTTGCAACAATTATCATAATGGGCGTTTGAATTGTGTTAATAAGCGGTAAGCGTCGGATTTAAAGCGGTCGGCAAAATCAGCGTCATACGAAACAGCGGCCAATAGTGCTATTGCGGTTTTTGCGTCTTCGGGACATTCAGCAACGGTTGAGGTAAACTCTAAATAAAGTCCGTCCTTTCCTGTCACTTCCAACTTTTTAAAGTCGTAACCCTTTAGCTTGTAGTCCGTAATATCATCTTCCTCTGCGTCCTTTACGCTTGTGATTGTTGACACTGGCCCGTAGGGAATTTCATACGTACCGTCCCAATATTCAGCGTAAACTTTCACCGTGGAAGTGACAAAACAGCGACCGCAAAAACGTTCGGCCTCTAATCTTGCCGCTGTGCATAGTTTCTCGATAACCGCGTCGTCGTCGTCAAAATCAACCCCAACTAAGGGCTTAACATCGTCAACGATTACAGGCTCTTGGCCCGTGGCTACGCGTTGTATATCGAGTCCGTATCTATCCATTGTAAAGGTGTAAGGGGCGTTAGCCCCCTACTTTATCCTGCTGCGGTGAATGTTCCGTTACGGTAGGCGTTGGCGTAGTAGTTAGCAAGTAAGATACTTTCCTCTACACGAATCGTAATCAAGTTCTTCTTGAAGTTGTCGCCCGACTCCTCAGAGAAGCGAACCGTTAAGGCTTCCTCAACGAAGATTTCAGACTGCGTGAAGTCACCCATCAAGAACTGGAGAGAATCAACGATGTCGGTCTCCACGATAGGCATACCGAAAATACGCATCCCGTCGGTGCTTGAAAGACCGGGGTAAGTGTACTCACCTGTGCTTGACTTGATGATGAACATATCGGCCGCGTCGATAGGGTCAACGAGAACAGCGGTAGGCTGGAAACGTGACTTGATGATTTGCGCGCGAGAGTTGATAAGCTTGTCGTAATGGTTGCTATCTGCGTTTGTGAGTCCGTTAGGCACATAAGTAGTAGCAATAGTGCTAATACCTTCAACCGCTGACGCTCCACCTACACCGTTCAATAAGGCATCATCTTCAAAATCCAACAACTTCGCGATAGCGTGGCGCTGAATGAAAGTTGACAACCAGTCGATACGACGCAACATTTGACGCGACACGTCAACAAAGCCCGCAATCGTTTGAGGATTGTAGGTTTTAGTGTTGGTGTTGTAGTCAATCTGCGACTTCAAAGAGCCTTCCGTTTGGTAGGCTACTGCGCCCTCTTTCTCTTCAAAGATTGGGATAATCAACGAACCAAAACCCACCTCCAAAGTGAATGTAGGAATACGGTCACGCATACGCATACGACGCAATTGTGGCTCAATGATTTTAGAGGTGTACTGACCACGTGGCAACTCTGCTCCGCCAGTGATATTGCCCGAAGTGGTCATAGTGCCGACCGACTTAGTAGCAATCTGAATGGTTTCAGAACTTGACTTCTTGCCCTCGATGCGGTTGATTTGGTCAGCGCCCGCCTTTAGTGCTTTGTGAAGAACTTCGTCGAAGCCTTCTGACTTTTCGGCAACTACTTTGAGTTCCTGATTCTTTGCTTTAAGGGCGTTAATTTCGTCAGTGAACAGTGCGGCTTTCTCCTCAAACTCGCGCACCTTCTCCAACGCATTTTTAGTCTGCGTGATGAGGGTTTCATCGAGTTTACGGTTGTCTAACTCTTCGGCTACTCCTTTTTTGAGAAATACCTCCAAGTCGGCTTTAATAGCGGCTATTTCTGGTGTTTGCTGTGACATTTCTATTGTTTTAATGCTGTTGATAGTTCCTTTAAAAACTTTGCAGAATCGAACGGCTGTGGCTCTGGCGTTTCCGGCTGAGTGGTAGTTTCCGGCTCAGTGGTTTGTTTTTTGAGCATAAGCCCGATTTGCGTATGTAGCTTTTCTAAATGAATGAATGCTTCGTCTGTGTAAGTGCCGCGCTTTAACGCCTTTTCGAGCGTTAAGAAGTAATCTAAAGCGCCCTCTAAGGACTTGACACCCAACAGCGGAGTTTGCGAGTTGGCCCCCCATGCCTGCAAAGAACTTCCTTCCCATAGTTTGACTTCCATTAGGATAGTGTTACCGTTTTCATCACCTCTCATTTTGTCGGCTATGTAGGAAATGCCTACGCTATGCTCGGTGATAATCCCGTCAAGGCACATTTTAAGAAAGTCTTGTCCTGCTGTGTGTGACCCCGCTTTTGAGGTGTACAGAAGCCCGAAATTGTCGGCTTGTAGTTCCTGAATGACAGCAACCGTATTTCTACGGTCGTGGTCTAGGAAATGCTTGATGCGCGGGTTAGCCGATTTAGGGCCGACCTGCTGAATGGAGTTATTGAAGGCGGTAGGGGCGAAAATGTCACCGTCCGCGTCTAAGGTATTGAATGAAGCAAAATAGCCCTGCACGATACCTTTTACGGTATCAATGTCCTTAAAACTTAGGTCTGAGGACTTGTAAATTGGAGGCGCTACCGACATAGTTAGATTATTCTTTACCTAAAATTAAAGAATACCGCTACCCCTATATTTTTAGGGCATAGCATAGCATTGTATTACGTAGAAAATCACTTATATTTGTAGTAAATAATGATATAATTTAAGACTAAATACTTGATACTATGAAGCATGACCCACACGAAAGGGTATTGCCAAGTGAGCTAGAAGAGTGGTTTAAAGTCGGCCACGTTGAGGCGGGCAACAAGTACCGACAGATACGCGAATATCACGAGATTGAACGTGGTGGCTTCGTTCGTTGGAAGCACGTTTACGCGTGGGAAGAGGCAAAGAATAAGGGAATGGCAAACCGCGTTTCTCAATGATTGACATTTCAAAACCCACTGATTTTAATCGTAACTCTAGGCCATCCAAGGTCAAGGTTACGGTGTTTGATTCGCTCATTGAGCTAAACGTACCGTTTGCGGTGGTTTGTGCCTATATTACTGTTGACGAAATCCCTGACGAATCGGGCAACGATTATTGTATTATCGCCGCAAAGAAAGATAGTTTTCAAGTCAGAGACTTAGGTTTCTGTCAGATGGACAGCCACCCCTTGGTTGTTGAGCGCAAACTAAACGAAGGTATTGAGGTTGAGAAGTTCAAAGCAATGGTGCGGGAAGGTAAGTTTAGGCTTGTACAGGATAACGCTGACGGGAAGATTTGGGAGTATTGTGCCGTGAATAATTTTGTGGCTTATTGTGGAGGGAGGGTAAGCACATGAACACCTACGTAGGGTATAAAGGCTTCCTAATACTTGTCGAAATGACAAAGGAAAGGCATATTGACGACTTTACAACTATCACGGCAAAATGTAAAGACATTGGATACGAATACCCTATGTTTTGCCATAGTAAGCATAATCAAAGTGCGACTTTTACCATTGCAATAGACAAAGTAAAACGCGCCATTGATAAGCATTTGGCTAAATTAGCGATAACATGAACCTACTAGAAAAAGCACGGGAGTACGAAGATTTTGCCAAGGCCGTTAAGGAAAACGAGCAGGCAAGATTGTACGCAGAGCGAAAGTTGCAAATCGCTACCGAGTCGCTTGTTTTGCTATCTCTGCAATGTCCAGACTACGAAGCGGCAAAGCGCGATGGTATTGTGATGAAAATCAGGAAGGCGTTTGATGATAACCTGATTGATATTTCATACAGCCTACCCGTTATTATTGATGTGGTGGGTAGCGGGCTGACAATGAAGCCGATTAAGACATGGGAGGAATTAGTTGAGGTTTTAAAAGAGATAGATGCCCATACCTCTACCGACGCAACACAGAGTTTTGTTTCATTTATGGATAAATTTCAAGGCAAATGAAATACGAAAATATTGACAAAGCTGCGGAATTAATAGAAGAATTACGCGACTACGAACACGAGTTGTATCAGCTAAATAAAGAAGGCGCTTCCGATTTTCTTATAATTGCCCCCGTAAATCATAGGATAACAGATAGGTTGCTGATAAATTATATTATTGGGGAGGAAAACCAACGGCTAAATAAGGAAATCGGAAGGCTTAAACAAGAACTTGAAGCACTATGAAACTATCGGAAATGAGTTTACCAGACCTTTTGAATTTAAGGTTGTATCTGAGTGATAAAACTAAGAATGAGACGGGTAGCTTCTCTGGCATCAATACAGATTACATAAGGTATCACAAGTACAGAGGACTACTTAAATCTTTAGAAGACGAAATTGACCAAAAAATCAACTCAATCGAGTGGTAGTTATTTTACTGCAACCCTGATGATATTGTATGAGCCTACTCGAACGCTGTAAAAACAAGATAGCCAAAAAGTACGGATTTTCTGATTGGGGCGAATTGGAGAAGTCTGGACTAGAACAATGGGAGATTACTGATAAGTTTCATGAGGCGGGGAACTTGTATCTGAGATATATGCAAATAAACGGGTATTTTAAAGATGTTGATGTTAGTTTAGAAGGACTGAAGAAATTATGAAACCTACTCCCCCGCTAACAACTCAACCAACGCCTCAGCAAGCAAAGGCGAATAGATAGAAGCCTGCGAAGCCGTTGTTGTTTGTGTAACAACCTCCATTTCATCGGGGATATAGGCCACTGTACACCTACAATTTCTTGCAATACTCCCATTAATATTGTACATTTGTGTATACGTTTCAAAAGTATAAACAAATCCTTTGTAATGAGAAATATTGACCCCAATTACGTCATCGAGCTTTACCTCTCTGGAAAAAGCATCCAAGATACCGCCGATATTGTCGGCATTTGCATATCCCGCGCTCACAAAATCCTTATTAAAAATAATATCCCGCGCCGCTCCACCACTTCTGGAAGTATTAAAAGGAGATTTAAAGTTAACGAAAAAGACATTGTTGATAAATACAACAACTCTACGAGTGAACTTGCGTTGTCCAATCTTTATGGGTGCAGCCGAAATGTTATTAGACGCATCCTTAAAGAGCATAACATTCAAATTAGGGATGGAAGCCAAGCCAACAAGGCTAGGTTTAGCAAAATGACTGAGCAAGAGCTTAAATCTTTGACTCAAAAGGCCAACAAGGTCATGAGAGAACTTCCAAAGGAGCATTTTGCTAGTGCTGCCGCCAAAAAGGCTGTACATAGACAAAAGTCTCTTGTAGAAGTTGGTGCATTTGAAGATATGGCCTTTCAAGCTATTGTAAATGCCCATTTTGAACCCATAAGGCAACTCGCTTTTATGGGTTACAATATCGACGTCGCTTGCGGGAATGTCGCCATAGAAATTCACGTTGCTACCTCTCATCCTCACAATGTCCCCTTCACCCTCGACAGAATTAAATATTTGCTCAAAGGTGGATGGAATGTTATTTATGTTAAAATTACGTCCGGACACCATCTCAATAAATTCACTCTTAACGAGCTTGTGAGAATTTGTGAGTTCTTTCGCAGCAACCCATCCATTGTTGGTCAATATGGGGTGATTAGGGGTACAGGTGAAGCTCTTTTTAGCGGATGTATGGATGGTGACAACCTCTCCGTTATACATAGCCCGAAAGACTTTTTTAATGCTACTCTTGTCGGTGAAGGTTAATTGGTCAGGCAAAAAGCAATTGCACAAATTAGCCGCCCCGCCTCTTGAATCGCCCGGATATTTCATCTTAGCCCCGTTGACCGTGAAATCTTCATCAAGCCCCACAACAACATCATTCATTGCGCCATGCCATGAACGCTCGCGCCCATCTAATCTAACAAGCCATTCTTTCTTTAGTCTTATACCCGCGTTTTGCGCTGTGAGGAACTGTGAATAATTAGCCGCTGTCGTTGTTTCGGTACGGGCAATAAGTAAAGAACGATTCTTATTAAACTGACCACCTAGTCTTTGACGCATTAATTTGGCCGTGTTGGGAATAGACAGATTCTGTCCTGCTGCTTCGCTCAATACTTCCTTAACCTGTTTGCGTGTAGTCTCCGTAATGCTTGTGATGTGCGCCCCTGCAATGGTTGTGGCGTATTCCTGCATTTGCCTAACGAACGAGTCCGAAAAGAAGCCGATACCGAACACCTCCGAGGGTGTACCTAGTGTTGCGTTTTTCTGCTTGGGTAGTCTTGGAGTAAGAAACGCTTTGAACTGGTCGCCAATCTTCACGTAAACGTCAATAAACGCAGTGCGTAGTGTAGTATCAGTGATTATATTGCTAATATCCGCTTCTGTGGCAATTATACCCTTTGCTTTAATGTTGGCTATTACTTCTTTGAGTTGATTGGATAAGACCGTCTTAAAACGATTATACGCGTAGATTTCAGCGCGGTTATATTCGCGCTCGTATTCTTTGTAGTATTTTCGTTTCTGGTAAGGGGTCATTGTTTTACAATCTCCGTTATAGCGGGATGATTCAACCTTATTTCTTCAATAGCGATGTCGGGTGTATCTTGCTTTACATAAACGACAAGTGGAAAATCACTATTGGCATTAACATTCTCAAAGCCAATATCAACAATGCAGTCGTATTTATATCGAACTGTCATATATTCAATAGCCTTTCAAGTACATCCGCGCTAGTATGTCCGTCAAATTCAGGCGCAATTTCTAGGGTTTCGGCAAAATCGCATTCATTCCACCGTGATTTGGGTAAATGATACGTTATTTGTTCGCCCGCCTTTTCGCCAATTCCTAAAAGAAACCACCCATCAAAACTTGACCCGTCCGAATGTTTTTCAGAACGCCAAACTTTCTTTCTTACTCCTTGTATCTCCGCAAATTTACAAAGCGCAATAAAAATCGTTATTCTGTGGTCATACAGCTCATTAAACGTATGGTAGCCATCGGAGATATTACCTTTGAGCACAGAGTCAAGCCCCAATACGGCCTTTTGCGCGTAAATAAACTCAGTATTCATATTATATCGAACCATCATTTGAAACATCTAAACTACTCAAATCTCCTGTTAATTGCTGCGAAGGGGTAAGCCCTGACGGAATCATATAATCATTCATCAAGTCTTTGAAGCCGGGCCGCGTTTCCTCTCCCCACTTCATTACTACCCGTTTCTCGTTACCCGTGGCGTACCATTGTTTATCTAAAGCCTCGGCCATTGCTTTCTGGTCAATCTGCATTTCAGGCATAACAGATAAATCATACTCAACAACGTAAATTTTACCTTTGCCGTTTTTAGGAGCAAACATCTTATTTATCATCTCCTTTACAGCCTTTAGTTCAGGCTCAACAGCATCTAGTATACCCGCACGTTTGGCTTCTTCCTTGTTAGCGTAAGTCTTATTTTGTGGGTCGTTGAATATCTCAGACGGAACATGATAGCCATCACAAAACGAGCGAAAGGTAAACATTCGCCCCTCAATCATTTTTAGGTCAGTAGGAGATAAACCAAGTTGATGCACGTCAATTGATGCAGACGTAACAAAAGGCTCTTTACTTGCCTCCCTCCATTTTTGCTTTAATGAATCCTTTAAAGTCGAACCTTCTTCAAAACTCATTTGCTCGCCCCCTGTTGGGTTAGAAGAAATCAAGTGAGCCGGGCCGCTGTTTTGCGCTTGTTTGATTGATTGCAAGGTGTATTCATTTGACTCCTGCAATACTTTGAGCATGGCCGACATGGGGGATAAACCGCGTAGGTTGTCTCCGTTTGTTGCGTGTACGGGATTGAAATACTTACTGTGGTGTACCTGTTCTTTGGTTAATACTTGTCTAGTGTTGCCACCCGTCCAAACGTAGCCATCTACGGACATATAACGACTACCCAACACTAATTCAATATCCTGTGGATGCAAGGGGTATAATTCAATTGGTAAGTCTCCAATACCGTCAATGCGATACGTGAAGGATTCCCCAATCAAGTATTTAAAGCCCAGAGTGTACTGGATAAACTCCGACCAACCCATCATTTCGTTAGGGCGGTCTAATATCTTGTGCAGTGGTGTAATGCTATCAACGGGCTTTAGTGCCTTAGCAAGCAAGATTTGAGCGTTCAAAAAGGCTTCCTTGGTCATAGAGTCGCTAGTCATAGCCTTGTATTGTTTGTAGGCTTTTTCATCAACGACTTCATATACAAACCAAGGCACAGTACTAGCCTTTAGTATCATCCAACTAATTACCGCGTATACTTGGGCGTTGGTCAGGTAGCCATCCTGAATATACGAGTCTGCACCTGTTTTGTACAGCACTAGCTGACCATTGATGTACTGGTATTGTAGCTGTCCCTGTACCGGCTGTCCTGAAAACAATACAGACCAAAGTTTTTGAATTATATTCATCGTTAGAAAAAGAAAAAGTCTCTTTTGGTAAGCTCAAAGTATTCTCTGAACGAGAAAGCGTCCATTAAGTCAGGGGATTCCCCGCCCAATATTACTTTCATTGCGTCTTTGGGAATGATTCTTAGTTTGCCGTCACTATCCGTTTTATCCCGCTTGATAGCCTTTCTTTCATGTATCATACGTTGACGTACTGTCATAGTTTTGTCATACATTTTGTTGGCTACCATTTCAGATATGATGTAATGCCCTTTGCTAACAGCCGTACCAGAACGGTAAAATAGCTGTGTTTTCAAATTGGGGTAATTCTCTTTTGTTTTCTTCTTGGTAGTTGGGTCGATAATCTCAATTGGTGTAGCGCCTCCATGAAAGGGGATAGCGCCCACTAAGAACCCGTCAACAAAACCACCCACCCCGTCAGCGTCAAAAAGTATCTTGTTATTGGGTACTTTATATTTTCTTGCCATGCCTTCAATAACAGCAATAACCTTTTTGCCGTCACTGACTGGTAGTATCTCAATATCCATCAAGTATTTACCCTCCCAATAGTTGACAACAAACATATTTGAGCCTTTTAGGGCAATGTCAGCAGTTATGTACTTCTCGGAATCCTTTGTATCATAAACATTATGAAACATTCCCACGAAGTCAGAGTAGTTATAAATGTCTCTATCGTTGGGTATGTGCTTCCAGTTATTGTGTAATAGCTGATTTTGCGTTTCTTCGTCCTGCGACAAAAGGTTTGCAATATAATTAGGGTCTTTCTCTAGTAGTTTCTTGTTGTCGTAAACCGAACCAGATATAAAGGTCAAAGACTTAATAAAGTTTTCGGGCTTCAAGTCCGACTTTTCAATCATGGGCGCTAAGAAGTGCCATGCTTTCTCCTTTACTTCATTAAAGGTATCACCCCAAATGTAGCTAGAGCCGTTTTTGATAAAGTACCTAATTATACCGTCTCTTTCGGGTATTGGGAAGCCTGACTCTTGGTCTATCCACCATTCAATGAACTTTGCCACCCATGAATCAGGGTCAGGATTGCACGTGGCCCGAACGTAAGGTTTAACCCCGCAGGCCGAACGGTTACGGGTTATAAGGTAAAAGAACTGTGTTTCGGAGAAGTGGGTTAACTCATCGAAGCCAATAAACGGTATTTGCGACCCCTGCCAACTAAGTTTATCTTTCTCGTATTCTAAGTGAGCAAACTTTAGTTTGTTTCCGTGTTGGAATACCCAATCGTGCTTTGATTCTCGCGGAGTAGCCCCAACATGAGGGAAGATTTCCATTGAGGTATCCCACAATCCACCCTCATTCATTATCTGCGGAGTGGTACGTCTGAATATAACCCCGCCAAACCCCTTTTTTTTGTTGATATAGTGTAATGGCTCTAAAAGAAGTGAGAATGTTTTGCCAACCCCTGCGGCACTACCTCCAATAACAATATCAGCAGAAGAAGAAAGAAACCTCATCTGAAAGCCTTCTTGCGGCCTGATAGTGTTAATCTTCGGCTGAGTCGCGGCCATTATCGGGAAGTTGAAAAACTGTTATTGTTTCAATTGGGCCACCGTTTTTGCCCGCGTGTTCGTGTCGCTTAATTAGTTTACCATGAGCCTCTAATAGCGTTTTAACTGCATCTTTAGGGTCATGTAACTCTATTTCTGTGGATATAATTTGCGCGGCAGCTTCGTCTCCTTCGTCATCAATAATAGACTTTCTAACCTGCTTAACTTTCTTGATTAGCCCAATATTGGCCTTTGCTTCTGGGGTTGATAAATCTAAGCTACCATCTACCGTAAGGAACGGCTCAAATGTGCCACGCCCCCACGTTGTTAATCTAGTCATGCCTTCATCAACTGTCATTATCTGTTGTTTAAGCAAAAGAGATATAACGGTTGAAATATAAGGTTTCCTAAGGTTTTCGTAGGCTATTTGCTCGTCAGAGCGTTCACTATAACCCGCCTCTCTTGCTGCCCTTGCCCCGTTAAAATGACGTATGTACCCTAAACAAAATCTCCGTTCTTTTTCGGTCAATTCTGCTAGAAGTACATCCAAGTCTGGTGCTATATCCTCTGGTTGTTCACTCATAAGCCACAAATAAAAAAACAGCTACCCGCGCAAAGTTTCCTCTACACGGATAGCGTCCCCTAAACCACCCTAAAATGTGCTTACCTTAGCCTTAAACCGTGAAGCCATCGTACCAGTACCCGTATGGGTAATACGGTAGTAGCTATAAAACGCAGCGGTCGCAGCTACCGAAAATGAAGTAGACTGCTCGGCAGTATCGGTAACAGTATAAGCCGAGCCAACCGTTACCCACTTAGAGCCATCAACGGAGCCTTGCAATACAGCAGAACCGCCAGACGTTCCCGAAGTCTCGGTGAAGGTCACAACGATACCGACCAATTTGCCCTTTGAAACCTTTGGCGTGTACAATGTACCTGACCCCGTGTTGGTAACAATAGCAGAGTCTGCGCCTGATACCGCACCCGTCGAAGTTGACAAAGTAGCCTTTAATGTGATTTGAGCCTGTACGCCAATGGCGGCAAGCAACAAGAAAGTGAATAATGTTAATGCTTTCATTTGTGCTGTTTTAGTTATAACCATAGCAAAAATAATTAATTTTCCGAATTATATCATCTTTTACTACAAAAAAAATATAGGGAAGTGAAAGGTGGGTAGTTTTTGGCACATTACCCATTGAACAAAAGAGGCATTTTGCGTATGTTGCGACAAAAACACTATGAAAAAGATACTTTTTGTTTTGATAACTGTCGGCTTCTTGCACTCCTGCGTAACATTGCCTCCAAGAATTGACTTAGGTTATACGTACGATTATAAATTCAGCCTTCAAAATCCAACCAAAAGCGACTCTTTAAGTTTCGATGACGAAAAAATAGGGGTAGACTTTGCCGTTTTAGATAAAGGGATTGGTTTTAGGCTTATCAACAAAACGGGCGATATACTCAAAGTGAATTGGGACGAAGCGGTAATTATTTGGGATGACAAATCTAAAAAAGTTGTTCATACGGGGGTAAGGGTACTTGATGCGGCAAAGTCACAACCCATGTCGGTTGTGCCTCCAAATGCGGAACTTGAAGACGTTGCTTTTTTGGCCGAAGATGTTGACAATGAAAGCCGAAAGTTATTCATAAAAGATGATTACGGCATGGAAAATATTGACAGTGCGGTAATGGAGTACTTAGGATATACATTTTCCCTTTACCTTCCCATAATTCAAAGAAATGAGCAACTTGATTATAATTTCGTATTTAAGGTTGATGATATTTATAAATCCCCAAAGCCCGCACAGCTAAAGAAAAACAAGAAGGCGAAAGGAAAAAGAGAAGTAGCCAAAGATGGTGATAATACTTATTAGTTTAGCCCGAAAATCAAGCCGCTCTCATATTGGGGGCGGCTTTTACTTCATTCGAGAACCAAACAACTCCCTTACCCCCTTCCAATCTCCTTCCGTCGGCGTAACATCTACGCCCAAACGTTCTACTATCCTATCCCACCGCTTACTAGTGATATACTTGTTTTGTGTTAGATACTTTGATATGTCAGCCTGAATGATACCCACCTTAGCAGAAAATTCAACCTGAGTAAGATTAGAGGCCTTAAACAGCCTGACGAAAATAACCTGCCTTAATAACTGCGTTGCGTTGTCTGGTGTTAGCCTGTATTCCACGTCAAAATGTTGCTCCCTAGTCTTATTCTCAATTGCCGCAATAAGTTTCTGACTAACCCCATGCAAATCAGCAAACTCCTGCTGAGTCAGCATCAACGCAAGCCTGAATTTACGTATTTTTGAGGTCATGTAAGTAGAATTAGCCGTGGATTGATTAGTCCGACGGCTATTAAAGGAGGCGTTGGTAGTGTCTCCCATTTTTGTTAAAAGGCTTCTTTTAGGTTGATATACCGTTGTGAGCATAGATTTGGGGTTTTTGAAAAATAGTTTGAAAATAAATGTAAATAATTTTGTATATACGAAATTAATAGTTACCTTTGATTCAACAATAAGGGATAACAAAACCAAGTCAAACCAAATCGGGGGACAGCGCAATCTGAACATCGCTTACCATGACTACTCTTTCTGCTTCCGTTATTGCCAAACTTGTTAAAATCGGCAAATCCTTCGTAAATGAAGGACAATCGGTTTTTATACCTGCCATGAAGTCTTTCATCTTGGAAAATAACTTGGTTGCTGACGAAGCCTCTGCGTTACTAATAGCTGGCGTAGTTTATAAGGAGTCCTGCAAGTCGCAGGATTCCACTTATTCAGCAATAAAAGAATCAGGTTTTGCGCCAAAAGGAAAAGTTGCAACTCAAGCCGATAGAGGTTATAGCGCCCAATTAAACAATTTTACTCGTGAACTATACCTACACTTAGATAAGGTTGAAATGTTTGCAACTTGCGGATATAAAGAAACTCCCGCGTTTGTGTCTGCATTGAAAATTACCATGTACTCTTTCGGTCATGCTTTCGGCTCAATGCGTCTTACTACTGCTGCCGAAAAAGCCGTAATGAGTATGACTAAAACAGGTATTATTAAAATGCTATGCGAATTGGCCGACAAAAAAATTGACGCACACGATAATATTGCAGCGTATTTAAACCGAAAATTTAAGTAAAATGAAAATTAAAATTAACAGAGAAGATAGCTTTATTGATGTTGATAGGGTTGTTATAAAAATCGGAGACGAAGAGTTTCGCGTCTCAGTAAGCGACTTAAATCACTTAGTTGTTAATAAATTTTCTTTTAACAACAATACAATCAATATTACCCCAAATTCTAATAGTGAAATAAGGATAAAATAACCCTATGAAACTCAACAAAGACGGTACGCCCTCACAAGCAGGACGGCCTAAAGTCAAAGAAAAAGCTATACTATTCAAGCCAACTCCCGAAGTTGCTGAAATACTCAGTAGGCAAAGCAACAAGACGGATTACATCGAACGTGCGGTGATTCGTTTGGATGAGGAAGAACAAACCAATAAATCAAAGAACTAGGGGGCTATAAACCCCCTTTTTTACATTGTATTCCAATTGACTTCCCTATCTACCCTTTCCCGTCCTACCTTAGCGTAATAAGCAATCGTATCGGTCTTGTTTAATCCCATCATCTTTGCCGTGGTTTCCAAAGAGTAAGACCAAACGTTAAGGCAGATATAAGCAAAGGTTTTGCGTCCCGCTTTGGGAGTAATATTCTTGTTTATTCCTGCAATCCTGCAAATCTCTGCAATGCCTCTGTGCATGGTCCGGTACTTAAAACGTGGCAAATTCTCTATTATGCCGTACTTAGAAATTATCTGCAACGCAAAGGGATGCATCTTTTGGCAGTATTCAATGCTCGACTTGTCCCTGCGCTTTTCGAGCCAAAAAGAAAGCCCATCGGATGACCGTGTAACATCGGTACTGCTTAAACTATTGTAATCTGTGTAGTGCAGGGACGTAAAGCACATAAAACGAAAAGCGTCTCTTATCTTTTCCAGTTTGTCGCTTAGTCCTTGCAAAAAAAGTAGTTGCGTCAGTTCTGCGGAAGTCAGGTAAACGTAATTGTACTGTTTAGCCGCTTCATACTCAAAATCTACCAAAGGGTTGTAAGGTATCAAGCCGCGCTTTTTGGCCTGTTTTAATGCGTGCTGGTAATGATTAACTACTACCTTAATGTAAGACGGTTCTAAATCAGCCTCCTGCATGAAATCAATCAGCTCAACCGCAATTTCGGGCGAAAAATCGGCAGCGGCCAAATTCGGCTTTTCAATATACGCTAGAAACTCACGCATCTTGGATTGATACGTTCGGTAATTACCATAGGTGTTTTCGGATAATCGCTTTTTGTAAGTTTTTAAGTTCTCCAAGCACTTTGTCATTGTTAATTTTTCGGCCTCTTTCTTTTTTAGGATTGGGGCCAGAACGTCGCTCTCCGCAAGTTCTTCAAAAAATGGGCTATCCCCAGTATAGGGCTTTTGAGCAATGTTCTTCAATACGTCGGTTATCGTTGCCGCTTCAAACTTCATTCTTTTCTGCCGCAATAGCTTCTCAACGTCTTCTGCCTTTGCGCGAATTGAAGCCAATACACTGTTTTTGTAAGCGTGTTTAGGGTCGGTAGACCTTACTATACTACCCCTTGCTTGCCAATCGGTGACTTGTACTTCTACCTTGGTAGAAAATTGCGATTCTTTGCCAGAAACGGAAACCGATAGCTTCACTACTCCTTTGGTCTTGTCGGCTTTTGGGCATAGCCAATACTGTAATTTCATAGCGTTTTGTTGGTACGTCATTTGTGTGTGTGGTTTCAGTGAAACCTCCACCACCACAAACAATATGCAAAGTGATGCCAAAAAGCCAAATAGTTATCAAGCGTTGAATTTCTGCTGTGACCCGCAATGAGACCTGTTTAAATTATGGTGTGTATCAGGGGTAAAATTAGCTTGCGCTGTAAATAGGCGGGTATTGGGAGTAAGTATTTAGGGGCAATTTAAGGGCGAAGAAAATTAAAAGGAAAGTTTGCCGATTGGCCCTAACCCTTAATTTTACGGCTTAAACGCCCTTTTTGCTTATAAAGCAAATGGCTGTGACCCAAATCGTGACCCGGTGATGGCAAAAAGTGCTGAATTTGTCAGCATTTCGGATGCACCTTCAAGGTCAGCAATCATGGGCGGTGTGGTCACAGCCTCAGACTTTCCCAAGTGTTGCGCCATGTTGTATAATGCGCTTTTCTCCCTCTTTAGTAATTCAATTTCTTCTTGCAGACGAGACCATGTTTCATAGTCAATCGTCTTTTTTCCCCTTACAATATAATTCATGTCAAAGTCAGGGTATGCAGCCGCTATTTCTTCCAGTGTCTCAATCGAGGGTTTTGCGTCCCTACTCACAAGGTTATAGAAAATAGCCGGGTGCTTGTTGATTTTTCTAGCAACATCAGAAATGCCACCCTTTTCTTCCGCGAAGGCAAAAAGCCGCTGCAAAAAAAGATTTTTCTCATCAATTGTTTTCTTTTTCATAATTACCTGTTATATTTGTATAGAGAAACGTAATAAGTGTTACACATTGTAATACAAATATTACAAGTAAACAAATCAAATCCAAACTAAACAGATTAAAATGGAAGAGGCTTTTATTAAACGGTTGATTTCAGAGCGAAGAAGCAAGACTTACTACTCTAATGAACTATTTATTAGAGTGATTGGCAAGAAGTACCGAGGCGCACCAATTACCATGCACAGCGTACAAAATTGGTTTTACAATAAGAACCAAAATCCTGTATTAGAGGAGGAGTATGTCAAGCTACTCCAAGAAAAAGAGCCTGAGTTGTTTTTGCAAACTGAAACGGTGTAGCCATGTACTACAACACTACCACCGAAACAGGCCAAGCCTTGGCAGAAGCTAAGGTAAAGACCAAAACGCAGGATGAAATTGTGCGGGATTTTTTCAAAGGAGGCGGCAAGTTTACGCCTTGGATAGCCTACAATCAACTCATTGCTTTGGGGCGTATCAATCGCAATACGCCTATAACGTCGATTCGTCGCTCAATTACGGATTTGTGCAACGATGGCTATTTGGTAAAGCTACCAGAGAAGCGTAAAGAGGTGTTAGGGATGCCAAATCATTTTTATCAGAGAGCAGGAGTATGAATACGGGCCAAATACTAAAGAGTCGTTCAAGTAACAGATATACGGCTGTGTCAAATCAACTAATACAGAGTAAAGAATTGACTTTTGGGGAGAAGGGGTTTTTATTCTACCTACTTTCTCTGCCTGACGATTGGGTTTTGTATAAGTCCAATCTACACTCAATCACAAACGAAAAAAAGGGGACAATTGATACTTTGTTTCGTGGTCTACAAGACAAAGGATATATCGTTTCTACAAAAGTGATTGATGAAAAAGGCCACTTTAAAGGGTGGAATCATATTGTTTATGACGAGCCAATTTTATCCGACATTAAAAAAAACCGAAGTCGGACAAAACCGAAGTCGAAAACTGCCGAGGTCGGTCAAAGTGCCCCTATACAAAGAAATAATATAATAGGATTACAAAGTATAGAAAGTAATACAAATACTGATTTTGAATTTTCTTCAAACGAAGTTCCTGATTTCGTCAAAAAAGACCGTCTTAAAGCAAAGGCGGCTGCAAAAGAAATAGAGGAGTCAAGTTTACCAATTAGCGAGTTAGGCGAATCTCTAAAGAACGACCGGGCGGTATGTGAAATACTATGTATTCAAAATAAAATATCAACACCTGAACTACATAGTGCAATAGATGCTTTTTGCAACTACCTGAAAATATCGGGCGAACCCCAAAGCAAGGCGGGATTTAGAAAGTACTTCAATAACTGGCTTCCAAAGAATTTGGATAAGATAAAGCCACAAGTTAGAAAGTCACAAATGGTCTATTAACGCCTAAGCCAATGAGCGAGCAAAAAGTATTTAGAACGTGGGCTGAGTCTGGCATTGACACGGGCAACCGGTCAACGGGAAATATCAAAACCACTTGCCCAAAGTGTAGCGAAAGCCGAAAGAATAAAAGAGACAAAAGCCTTTCGGTTGACTTGGGAAAACGTGTCTGGAATTGCCATAATTGCGGATGGTCCGGAGGTATCATGGATGAAAACAAAAATTTCAAGACTTACACCCGCCCCGAGCAAAGAACATCGCAGGTAGGGCCGAAACTCGAATCTTGGTTTGCTAGTCGCTGTATTAGCCTAGAAACACTGGAATATTTCAAGATAACTGAAAGCGTTGAGTACGTACCACAGGCCAACGAAAAGCGCAATTGTATCAATTTTAACTACTACCGAAACAAAGAACTTGTGAACATCAAGTTTCGGGACGGTAAGAAAAACTTCTTTGGGGTAGCTAAGGCTGAATTGATATTTTATAATCTGGATGCTATCAAAGGGCAAGACGAGTGCTTAATCTGTGAAGGGGAAATTGATTGCATGAGTTGGTACGAAGCGGGTTTTTATAGGGCTGTGAGCGTTCCAAATGGGGCAAGCAAGGGCAATGCTAAGTTAGAATATTTAGATAATTGCTGGCCCTATTTTGAACACATGAAGAAAGTAATCATTGCCACGGACGGAGACGAAGCGGGTTTAATGCTTAGAGAGGAACTTGCCCGACGTATAGGTAAAGACGTTTGTAGTTTCGTTGAGTACCCCGAAGGATGCAAGGACGCAAACGACGTGCTGAAAAAGTACGGGAAAGAACGCCTAAATGAAATTGGAAGGAGTGCAAAGCAATACCCCCTGGAAGGAATACAGACCCTTGAAGATGTTAATGACGAGTTTGAAAACATTTATAACAATGGTTTTCCAAAAGGTGATGGGATTGGCTACCCTAAACTTGACAAACTAATCACATACAGACGCGGAGAGTTTACAACGGTTACGGGAATACCCGGCAGTGGCAAAAGTAATTTCATAGACCAAATATCGGTTCGTTTAGCTGCAAGGCATGGATGGAAGATAAGTTATTTTTCACCAGAGTCGGCCCCCGTACAACTACACGCAATAAGCCTTGCCCAAAAATACGTCGGAGTAACCTTTGCGGGCAAAAGAAAAATGAGCGTAGAACAGAAAGATGCCGCCAAAAGATTTATAAACGAAAACTTTTCTTTTATAAAGTTCAGTGAAATAGACCTAACTATTGACGGTATTTTAAATAAAGCAAGAGAACTTGTTTTGAGAAAAGGCATTGATGGGCTTGTAATAGACCCTTTCAACTACATAGAGTTCAATATGTCGCCCGGAGAAACAGAAACGCAGTACATATCTAAGGTTCTGACCAAAATAAAAAACTTTTGCGAGCGAAATGATGTACACATTTGGCTTGTTGCCCACCCTACCAAAATAGCTAAAGATAAAAAGACGGGGTTGTATGAAGTCCCTAACCTGTATAGCATTTCAGGTTCTGCCAACTTTTTCAACAAAACCTATAACGGGTTTACCGTTTATCGAAATTACGATACTGGTATAGTTGATATTCATGTACAAAAAGTAAAGTTCTTTTTTATGGGTGAAATCGGGATGTCATCTTTTGTCTACGATAAAGAGGGCGCGACTGGAAGATATGCGGAAATTGAGATTGACCCAATAACAGAAGGAATAAAGCCGCCCAAATGGGAAAATGAATTGAAGGACTTTGCGGTTCAACAATCCATCCCCTTAGTAGAAGAAGAAAGCCCAAAAGGGCAATTAACGCCAATCTCGCAATTATTAAACCAACAACCACCCGACCTTAACGCGGCTTGGTGGGCAAAAGAAAAGGAGGAAGCGCCATTTTGAGAACGCTACACACGGGGGAAAGATACAGGCACGAAAACGGTTCAGTGGTCGCAATTATAGCCCCAGTCTATCAAGGCATGACAAAGCCACCTGTTAGGTACAGACTAAAAAAGGTAGACGGACAAAAAGAGTTTACTTACTCTAAAGATGAAATAAGAGGATTAATCATTGATGGAAAATTAAAACGGATATTCTAATGACAGCCGAGCTAATGACCGAGTTAGACCAGATTTTAGCTATTGATTTAGCCGAAGAGGTGCTAACCTACGCAATCACAAAACGCCCTGAAATATTCCCAATGGTTCAATCACATGAGGCAATTTGCGTCATAGCCCTTTATCTGGCAAGTGAACAATACATGAAAATTAGTTACGGATTTAGTCACGGGTTGCTACTTGATATTTTGGAGTACTTTCAAGTAAACGAGAATTACGAAAAGTGCCTAAAAATCGTAAAGCAGATTGAAGAGGCTAATCAAATGTTTCCATTCTTAATGCTTACGACAAAATGAACATACTAGCAGAAGAAGAAATTGACAAAGCAATTGATATGATTGATGAACTCTTAGAACACGTTCAGTACATCGCTATCAACGACCTGAACGAATTGGACGAACACACGCGCAAGTTAATATCGGCCTTCTCGCTATCGACCGACGTAGTAGCAAGCGCAAAGTATCATCATTTGAAAGCTATCAAAAAAGCCTACGGAGGGTATGAGGATAAATACACCAAAGACGGCAGACTCATACCTACTATGTCGGTTTCGATAATCAAGCAGATAGCAGAGTCGCAATGCGAAGTAGAGGCGGCAAGGTATGCCAAGGCAGAACGATTGAACGCGGCATTAACTCATTCGATTGAGGCGATACGGTCGCTGATTAGCAAAGGAAAGGCAGAACTGGAAATGACAAGATTTACGAGAGGATGAACGACTACCTAACCGCCAACGGCTTCACAGAAACAGCCCCGGACCTATGGCTACGTTCACCGTTGAGAGTAGACACTAGGCACACGCTCAACGTCTGGATAGGTAGCGAACTACACAAGGACGTAACGCCTGAATTTGTTAAGAGAATAATTGAAACGACAATATTTAGAACAAAAAAGAAATGAGAACCGAAGATTATTTTCAGGAAGAAAACAGAACGGTCAAAAAACTATTTGACTTAGATTCTATACTAGAATTTCAGCTAAAGCATGACACACAAATTATACGTGGCGAAGATTATCAATATCAATGCTACATAAATAAAGAGTGTTGGGCTACTGCACTAACTCCCATGTTTGCGCTAGTATTGGGTATCAATATTTTCAACCAAGTTAATGCGCCCCAATGATATACATAGGAATCGACCCGGGAGTAAATACGGGCGTGGCCGTGTGGTATTCCAAAGAAAAAAAGTTTACCATGATTGATTCAATGCCAATACTTGAAGCAATAGGCATAGTAAACGTTTACAGGGATGCTACCATTGTCATCGAAGATGCCCGACAACGTAAATGGTTTGGCAATAGCGGCAAAGAACGGCTGCAAGGCGCAGGAAGCATCAAACGGGACTGTCAGATTTGGCAGGAGTTTTTAGAGGCTAACGAAATTACTCATTATTGGGTTGCGCCTAAGAACAATAAGACCAAATTGGATGCAATGCAGTTTAAGCGTCTGACGGGTTACATGGAAAGAACTAACGTGCATGGTCGAGATTCCGCGATGTTAGTCTACGGCAAATAAACAGCTAATACCATGAACACCCGCACACTCAAATACGAAACCATTCAGGAGACTAACACGGAAGTCTTGTCTAAGACTACGTACAAGGGGCAGGAGATTAAGCGAATACGTGGGAAGGATAGGTACGGGCCGACTAATAACACTTGCTGGACTTGGAACGGGATTTGGTTTGGTAGGCTGAATGAGTTGATACAGGTTATTGATGAGAGAGGGGGATAACGTTTTGGGGCTTGGCGAAGGCTGCCTAACGAAAAGTTCAAAGTTCGCACAATGTTTCTGGCAGCTTTTGCCAAACCGCTGTTATGTGCTGGGCGGTTTATCAGCACTAAATTTAATTTAAAAACGAAAATGGAAGCAAAAAACATTAACGAGAGCAACCTTTTAGAGATAGGTTTTGAAAAGCAATATGCACACCGACAAGATGGTTTTTATACATTAGATGTGAATGATAAATTCTATTTTACAGTTGACTTCAAAACAATGACTTTATCTATTCAATTGAAAGGTTATGGACACATACAAAAATTAGAACACATAAAAACTATTGAGCAGATAGTTGATTTGTTTTTTGCTTTAACTGGTAAAACATTATTAGAAGCAGTGTCGTAGCCTTGCACATAACATCCCGCTATACGCAATATTTCGCAAAGCAATATCAAAAGCGGTATATGCGAATAACACAACGTACAATGCATTCAAAATTTAATCTATGATATGCCCAAGAAGCCCCAACCTCTAACGCCCGCACAGCAAGCCATCGTTAGAATACGCAATCTATACCACCTGCCGTTTGGGTGGGATGCGAAGGATATTAAGGAAGTAGTAAAGGAGTTTTTGAATAGTTAAACTTAAACAAATAGACAAATGGCAGTATCAATTATGGAGACACTCCAGAACGCAAACTACAATTTAGAAAACGCATCAAGAATGCCAATGCTTATGCCCCTTGTAAAAGAGCAATTAAACAACGCGGTTACGTTGCTTGATAAGGGTTATGATATTTGGGATGAAGTAGAGCCACTGCTAGAAGAATACGGAGACTTTGACAGCGTTCCAAACAAAGTAAAATAACCACTTCTTTACCCCACCACTTAGCCGCCTAATCAGCGGCTATTTTTTTTACCCTTTCCCAATTCTACGGGATTGCTGTAAAAAGTGCAAATAATATTTTTTGGTAAGTGATTGAGGGTAAAATGGCTAATATATCTACTCGTTAGGCGTTTTGATAGATAAAATATCTATTTTATAATTAGTTGTTAAAAAAAACACTCCTATGTATTGTATATTTATAATTACCTGTTATATTTGTACTACCAAAACGAAGCAAACAAAATGAACCACGACGGACAATACTTACCCTGCATAGACTCAGCCGAACTCTACTTAGAGTTGCACGGCATCGAGAAAACGCACTCGTACAACAAGGCGGGTAAAGGCTACGTGATTCGTGAGAAGATTAAGATTGAGTTTACGCCAAACAATGAAACAGAATGGCAGAGAATCAACAAATGGATGATTCTGAAAGATAAAGTGTGAAAGATAGGTTAAAGGGTTTGAAAACAAGAATGGGGCGGTAAATACTCCGTCCCCATTTTCCTAAAGCCTACCAAGAAAATGAATTGATAAACTCCTAAATACATAAAACCAATGACACTCTTAGACAAGTACCACATGCAAAAGATAGCCTTAGAGCAGCATAAACTAGCGATTGAGGCCCACAAGGAAGCAATCCAGCGCGCTCACGATGAGATAAAAGAAATTTGGGCCGAGAAGGTTGACGCTTCAGATATAATCAGCGAAGCGTTAGAAGATAAAGGTATCTACAATTACTACTTCTACGCCCCTGCGTACGGAGCAGAAACGCGCAATACGGCAACGCGACTCATTGCAATAGACGGTGTAACCTGTGAGGTTAGCATTGACCTTAACGATGGCACACTCCTAATTAAAGAAATGGCACAGGCTGAACAACTACAAGCCGCCTAAAGACGAGTTTTTCATAACGTTTGAGGATAGTTCAATTAAGGGGGTGTCATGCGCCCCCGATAATTTCTAAAACAATGGCAAAGGCAATCACCTTCGTATCGCTAATCACCGCTTCAATCGCCTCTGAAATATGGGCATTGGGCGTAATTGGAATCATTTTCGGAATCTTAACCATCAATCAATCATGGAAAAAATAACATTCGTTTTACTCTCTATGGCCTGCGGGGTTTTCGGTGTAGTTGTGGGCTATTTAATAGGGTTGTCTAATGGTAGCTGCGACCAAAAGGAATACGTAAAAGCCTTGGAGCAAAAGCTAGACGCACAAAACGACCTCATTGAGTCGCAAAGATTTTTGATAGGCGAGCAACAAAAGTTTATCGAAAACCAAGAAGAAGTCGAGTGTAAACTAAAAGGTCAAATCAATCTACTTCACGCTCTAACCCGCCTACCACAATGAAAATAGCAATCTTTATCCTGATAGCTTATTTGGCCGTTGTGTTCTTCTTTGCGGGCGTAGTGGCAACGGTAGCCGCATTTATGGCCCTCATTCTCATAGTTGCCGTGGAGTTCATGTTTGGGTTAAAAGACCCCTACTTCGACAGCGAAGATATTGGTAGGGAAGTGAAGCCTTACGCCAAACGTATAGGCATCACCGAGATACTAATAGTTGTGATTTGCGCGGCACTGTTATTAACCTGTTACATCATACTACCATGACCACCGACCGAACAAAACGCGCAACAGGGGCAATCTTAGTGATTGTCGGAACAGTTCTACTAGCACTATTAATATTAATGCAATGAAAGAAAATAAAAACGCCACCGCATTCCCTATGCACAAGGCTAGCTATCCACAGGGACTTACAAAGCTCGAATACGCTTCCATAATGATAGCACAAGGAATAATGGCTAATAAAATCCTTGGAGACATAATGAGCGCGGAGGATATAGCCCAAGACGCTATTTCGGTAGCCGACGAACTTCTAAAACAGTTAGCGCAATGAGTTACATAACCAACGACGACCAAACGGTACAATACAAAGATATACGCGGAGAGCGTCATATTAAAGTCGCTCACTTAGAATGGACTCCCGTAAGCCTAGCCACTACCAAAGTCTTTAACGGATACCTAAAAGATTATGACCGAATGGATTTAGGCAAACCGGGTTCGGTGTCAAAAAAGAGTAGTTCAATATCAGAAACGTCAGTACCAACGCAGAAAAACAAAGCGAAGTATTAATCCTTAAACCAATCAAAACAATGAAATCAATTTACAAGGCATTAGCCGACTTTCAACAAGAATGTCCTGTCATCCATAAAGATACTGACGGCTATGGCTATACTTATGCCGACCTCCCTCAAATTCTTGAAACGGTTAATCCGCTACTCAAAAAGCACGGATTAGGCTTTACGCAACTAGCAAATAAAAACCAACTTGATACAATCGTTTTTCATGTTGAAAGTGGAGAATCAATATCAAGTAGTACCGACATCCCGCAGGATGTAAAACTTAGCAATATGAATACTTTTCAGGTATTGGGTAGCGCAATTAGCTACATAAGACGCTACGCCCTTTCCTCAATTCTTGGGATTGTGACCGACAAAGATACTGATGCAGCCCCTGCTAAAAAACAAAGCCCTACAAATGCCACACAAACTAACTCTAACGGCTCTGATTTGCCTTGGTTGAATCAGTATTCAGACAAAAGCAAAACAACGCAGACAAATGAGTTTTTGCGCGCTGTGGCGGCTATTACCGTAGGAGTAGAAGACAAAGCGACGGGTAAGGTTTTGGTGCGCGACATTGATTACATCAAGCAGTATTACAAAATAAGCAATGAAGTTAAATCGGCACTAGAAGCCGCTAAAAAATCATATCAACAATGAAACCAAAATACAAACTAGGTCAGCAGGTGTATGCTTTGCGGATAAGCCAAGGCTCACTACACGTCTATCAAGGCGCAATTGAGCAGGCAAAATTAGCACAGGATAAAGTATACTACGCTGTAATTGACGGGTTTTATATTCCCGAATCAAATATTTACAAGTCTAAGAAAGCCCTAAAGATAGCCTTTAATCAGGCGTTTGAGAAGCTAAACGGAACGGGAGAGCCATTTTAGGTAGGTTGTTTAGAAGGGGCAAAGGTTGCGTTTTGAACAGGGGCTTGTCGGCCATGATTTACGCGGGATAATAAGTTTGTTTGTAGCCCCTGAAAGTAGAAGCAAACAAATGGAGTAGGGCGGCAACCTCAGCGCATGAGTCCTATTGTCCCGAAAGACTGGCAGCGCGGAAAGACGGCATTTAATTATTAACCAAACAAGACAATGGAAGCTAAAGACAGCAAAGTACAAGCCACGCCCGAAACGTTTAAGGTGTTGATAACGGGGTGTGCTAATAGTGCATATTGGTACAAAGATAATGTAGGGGAAGCGATTGAGGTTATTGATTATAACGAACGAGAATTTCACAAAACAAACTCGTCAAAACTAATCCTCAAATCCGACTGCCACGTAATTGAGCCGACATGGAAAGTAATGAAAGACGCGGAGGAGACGGGGAGAAGTGTTGAGTATTGGGATGACGAATGGAAGCAAGACACTAGACAAACAGCGCCTTGGTATCCTAACTGCATCTACCGTCTCACCCCCGAATCTAAGCAGCCCGAATACGAGCCGTACAGCTATGAGGATAGGGATGTTTTGCGGGGTTTGTGGGTGAGACGGAAGGGAAATAATGAAGAGGAGCTGATGATTACCGCAATTGGCTTATATCGCATAGGGACTAGCGAGCGCCTATGCCCCTCTTACCGCGAACTATTCGACAACTACGAAACCCTCGACGGTCAGCCCGTCGGTAAACTGAAATAACCCCCGACTTGATAAGGAATGAAAACAATACTGCATTTATGTGCTGATATAGGCTCTGACAGTCGGCCGTATCAACTTGATAGCAATTACAAAGTGGTAATGATTGGTAAAGAGATAGGCGTAGAAAACTATTCGCCAAACGAAAAAATACACGGGATTATTGCTAATCCAGTTTGCAAGGAATTTTCCACCATAAAGGGGTTTGATAAAAGTAACGACATAGAAAAAGGTATGTTTTTGGTCGAGCATTGCCAAAGGATAATCAGAGAGGCAAGCCCTGTATGGTGGGTTTTAGAAAATCCAGCAAATGGGCGACTAAAAGAGGTGATTGGTAAGCCTAAATTAATTTATCAACCTTGGCAATATGGAAGCCCTTGGACAAAGAAAACCGCACTTTGGGGTAACTTCAATATACCAAAACCACTGTTTGAAAAATGGGAAGATGTCCCAAAAAACAACAGCCTTTATGTTAGACCTAATAGGCAAAAGCCGCAACTGGCATTTTTTCACAAAAGCGCGGCTGTTTTGATTCCCGAATTTGAATGGGCAAAAGATAAAATAAAGACAGACTCCTGTATACGCTCAATGTGTTCGTTTGGATTTGCAACAGAGTTTAAAAAATACAATCCATAACCCCCGACTTATCCACACCAACAACTTAAACGAGAAGAAAGAAGATGAACACAATACAGCTTTACAAATTTATCAACAACAATGAAATAGAATGGAAGTGGAGTAGCAAAGACAACGAAAGGGATGTAATTATTTTTGTTCCGACATACCTAACTAGAGATTTTTGCAAATTATTTACCCCTTCGTTTTTCGCTGATAGCGGCTTTGAGTGTACCATGATGAACGGCTACTTTGTCTTTTGGATGCTTGAGGTTTGCGACTATTACGACATAGACACATTTGAGGTATTTGGCAACGACCCCGAACCCTCAAAACAATGAACAACCCCAACGACGCACAACGCCCCAAAGGTTTCTATTGGGTTAAGTTCTGGAAGCCTGACCACGAAGTAATGCGGTGGGACGGAAAGCATTGGCACGACACGGATGGAGATGAAATAGTCGGCACAATCTGCGGGATGCAGGTAGATGAAAAGCAAATTAAACGAGAAGAGAAACAATGAACTTAAAACCATTTGATTTAGAAAAAGCCTTGGCGGGCGAACCTGTGGTGACGCGCAGCGGCATAAAGGTTATTGAAGTTTCGTGTTTTAAGGCCGATATACCTTTCCCTTTAAGGTTCTTACTTGAAGACGAAACGAATTATACAGCAAGAAGAGATGGGAGGACTTATGGCGACTACGAAGATTCGCCTTTAGACCTCTTTATGGCCCCAACGACAAAAACGATGTGGTATTGTGTGTATAAAGACCCTAATGGAAACCTTATCACTAGCACCCTTTATGATACTGAACAAGAAATGGTAGAAGACCTTGGGCAGTACACAATCCTAGCCACTCACTCAATCGAAACAGAACAATGAGCGCAGCACAACAACAACCCACTGAACAGGAATTAGACGACATAGTTAAGACAGTCTCAGCAATGGGCTACCTACTTTGGCTAATTGACGACATTGAGATGCGGCACAAGATATTTTTCAGGCAGTCCGTCAAGCGTCACGCCAATCTATTCCGGGAAGACTTACTACGCGTCACGAATCAAATGTACATCAGGACTTTCGACGACATTGATACGGCAGAAGTAGCAGAACAGCAAACAAGAAACTACTACCTAGTTGAACGCCTTCATCAAGTCGCAATGATAGCTAATAGGAAGTTAAGCCCCGAAGAACAAACGCGGCTGCACTTCTCACTACAAAACGTGCTGTACAGTTTTGGTATCAACGTGAGTTTAGCGATTGAGTTGGAGGATTGAAAATAATATTTGGAAAATTCAATGAAAAAGATAACCTTTGTAGCGACCAACAACTCCGGAGGGCGAAAGCTGCCCCGTAATAGCTACGAGGCTTTTTTATTGCCTTTTCGTATTCATTCGATACCCGTAAAGGTGTCGTTGCCTGATGTAAGCGGTAGTCAATCCGCTTGGCCCCCCGGGGAGTTGGTCGCATCGGTGTCAACGACACCTTTTTGCTTACGGCTTATCACGAAGGTAAGTATACATACAAACCGCATAACGACCAACAAGATGCGAAACACAAACAACTCTCTCGACTTCCTTCGAGAGTTAGTATCGAATCCGTCTGATTTAATCAGGACGAAGCGACTTCTACACGAGGTGCATACCACCTACTATCTATCTGAAAACTATTCGGAGAACCCCGACGACCGCAAGAATGACATCGTTTTCATGATGGTGCTATTCAGCGACCTGCTCGACGACTTGTATCTTCAAACGCTTCAAAATCCCATTCAACAGCAATGTCAGAATTAATTAAAAAATCAGGGATTACGAGTTTAGAACTTGTATCTGAAATTAATTTGTTTCGCAACGAAGAAGGCAATCGTTCGGAGATTCGCCATGCCGACCTTTTGAAAATTATTCGCGACGAGTTTGATGAAGAAATAGGTATGGGAAAAATTTCCCCTACCCCCTACACACACTCACAAAATGGGCAAGTGTATGAAATGTTTGAACTCACAAAGCCACAGGCTACACAAATACTTGCAAGGGAGTCGAAATATGTAAGAAAGGCTATTATTGCAAAGTTGGACAAGTTAGAGGAACAGCAACAACAAAGCCCCGCTTTTGATATATCAAGCCTAAGTAAACTTGATATTCTGCAAATGGCTATTGAGTCAGAGAAAGAACGCGTAAGACTCGAAGCCGAAAACGCCAAACTTGCACCAAAGGCCGAAATCGTTGACGTAGTTCTAACCGCAAAGAACTGTTACAGTACTACTGACATAGCAAAGGAGTTAGGAATGGGAGCGCAAACGCTTAATAAAAAGCTATGCGAAATGCGTATTCAGCGTAAGTTTCAAGACCACTACGTTTTATATGCCAAATATCAGGACAAAGGATATACTGAGACCAAAACAGAGGTAATACAACCTAAGAACAAAGACCCGTTTACGGTGCTTCAAATGGTCTGGACACAACGAGGGCGTATGTTTATTCATAGTAAGATGAATCCGAATCTTAGCTTTTATACACCTCCACAACAACAAATAGCACAGGCATAATCATTCGCCGGGGGTTCACCTTTGGGGTGAGCCTCCATAAATAATATACCAATGGAAGACCCGATAAAGTTTGAATTGACAGAGCAAGAATTAAAAAGTCTATGGATTGTGCTTCAAGACCACCTTGACGCGGAAGAAAATTGGACGCCACATCATATAGATTCGGTTGATATTTCTGAAAGGCTTAGGCACTTGATAGTGAGTGTTGACCCGGAGTTTTTTAAAACAATCCCCGACTTTGCTGTAAGCTACTTTTTAAACAAAAACTAAACCAATGAAAACCAAACAAGTAACCCGATACATCTGCGAACACTGCGACAAGAAAATGTACTTGAAATGGGCAATGGAAAGGCACGAAAGTATTTGCCCAAAGAATCCAGTGAACGCCCGAAAGTGCATGAAGTGCGAACATTTACACAAGATGGATAATCGTAGTTATTTCTGCGGCCATCCGTCCAAAGACCAAGAAGGCTATCCGACCATGCACACGCTTACTGCGGTTAAAAGGGGTTTATTGCAAAAATACCCTGCAAGTTTCGTTGATTCAACGCTAATGCCTACCATCTGCGAATTGTACGAAGATAAACACGCTTTAACGGATTCCCCATTTTAACAACCCAACCAGGGCGGGTTTGCGCCCGCCCCAAAACCGAAAAGACGATGAATAAGCACATAAAAGAACACCTACAAGGTATCACTGTTGATAGTCTGATGCAGTTCCGAGAGGATGCGTATATCGAAATGGCATTTAGCCAAGGACGAGGCGTGTCGTGCGGATTGGGTGTAAATGCTATTGGTCAGTTTGTCGTAAAAACGCGCACCGAGAGGTTTGTTTTTGATAGCCCTATGGAAGCTATTGATAAGTACACAGAGTTAGTATCTAGTTAACCACCTACCCCCCCCCACAACAAATGTTAAAGAGTTTTAAACTAAGGAAGAAATGACCATCAAATCAACTGCATTGCATCCGGGCGAAGTCATACTGCAAATGATAAAAGAACGCGGCATGAGTCAAGCAGAGTTGGCCGTGCGTCTTTGTATGCAAAAGTCATACGTGAATGAAATTATCAAAGGTAAGCGCGGCATCAACGCCGACATTGCCGTTAGACTTGAATACGTGCTAGGCAGCAATACCTACAACGCCTATTATTGGATTGGACTACAAACGAATTATGATATTCAGAAGGCTTATAAAAACCACGATAACAAATGAACTGGAAAGAAATTAACCAAGCCTACCCACTGGCGTTTTTAGAGTGGGTGAATAGAAACTCTGGAGGAATCGAAGAGGTAATGCCAATGAAAGAACTTTGGCTATCGGGTGACTTTTGGCTAACCACAAAGGGCGGTAACAAGATTTACGCAACGTTCTCTATCCTTGAATATTATGGCTTACCTGAATACTTCGACGCGTTGGGGATTCATATTGACACCTACCAAGTTGACGAAGCGGCTAAGGTATTGCGCGAGTTTGCAGGATTAGGCACAAAACATGGCTATTCCGTGGCGGTTAAGAGTCCCAATGTATGGGAGGGCGCAACGTATGTCACCCGACGCGAAGCCCTTGAAGCGGGGATAATTAAGGCTTTTGAGATTCGAGAGGAACAGTTAAAGCAGAAGGAGAGATGACACCCGAACAACTAGAAAAAGGCAAGGAGTTGCTCAAAAGTATTGAGTACGTAAACTCAAAAGCCGAAACAATAAAAAACTTAACAGGGGTGCTATACGTGGAAGATGGCAATGCAATACATTACCGAATCCCCGACGAACACACCCAAGCCCTCAAAGACTTTTTACTCGCTATTGAGCAAAAGAAATTAGACCAACTACAAAAAGAGTTTGACGAATTATGAATAACTACCAAACCTTAGTAAAACTGCAATGCGAGACAATAGGGTGCAGTTTTACTATCGCCTATTCATTAAGGCGAGGCAAAAGCGTTTTGAATCTATCAAATAAGCGAGTAAAGTTTGAGGATGAAAATATAAGCGTTGTTATTCAACAGGCAATCGAATATATCATAAAGACGCGAAAGCCGCACCCTGTTTTACCGCAAACCTATACAATTCACGATTACAAATATCTAAGATGAACCAACAACTAATATCAATCATTGCGTCGTATTGGGGCGCAAGCTAAGACTTACCTATATCTCTTGATATAAGCATACGAACATAGGCGGCGAACGATAAACCTAATGACTTAGCTTTTGTTTGGGCTTTTTCGTAGAGTTCGTCAGACATTCTGACTTGATACGGAGGCTTGATTTTCTTTTCCATACACAAAGAAATAAAATATACATAACATATACAAGTGTTGTATATTGTTTGTATATTTGTATTATGATTTTAGCCACACTGAGATACCGCATAAAAGATTCTGTTAGCCGAAAAAAGCTAGTAGAAATGGGATATTCGGTAAACTTTGTTTGGAATTATTGCAATGAGGTCAATCAGGAAAGTTGGAAAAAGTTTGACAAACCCCTGTCGGCTTTTGACCTAAATAAACTGACTGCTGGATGCGCCAAAGAATTAGGGTTGCACTCTCAAACGGTTCAAGCTGTTTGCGAGGAGTATGCTAAGTCTTGTAAACAATTCAAGAAACGCAAACTTAATTGGAGAAGTAAAAAGAACTCTTTAGGATGGATTCCCTTTAAAGGTGAAGGTATTAAAATACTATCCGATATAGTAACCTATAATGGGCATAAATTTAAACTTTGGCTATCTCGCCCAGTTCCTTCTAAAGTTCGTTTTGGTTCGCTTTGTCAAGACTCGAAAGGCAATTGGTTTGTAAACTTTGTCATTGAACAACCCGAAACAGTTAGAGAAAAAACGGCTAAAGAAGTAGGCATTGACTTAGGGCTAAAAACTTTAGCGATTCTTTCGGATGGAGTAGAATTTAATCGGGAAAATCTGACTAAGAAATTTGAAAAACAACTGGCAATAGCGCAACGCGCCAAAAAGAAAAGGCGAGTTACGGCCATTCACGCCAAAATTAAAAACAAAAGAAAAGACTGGAACCACAAGGCCACAACGATTCTTGTCAATAGTTACGATAAAATAGTGGTAGGCAACGTCAGTTCTTCAAAATTAAAAAAGACCCGGATGGCCAAATCTGTATCTGATACGGGTTGGTTTGACTTCAAAGTGATGCTTGCATACAAAGCCATTAGGCTTGGTGTCGAAATGAAAGAGGTCAACGAAAGTTTCTCAACTGTCACTTGCTCTAACTGTCTAGAAAGGACAGGGCCGAGTGGACTGAGTGGGTTGAGAGTAAGAGATTGGGTGTGTTCGTGTTGTGGCACTTCGCATTTGCGGGATGTCAACGCGGCTAAAAACATATTGCAATTCTCCCTGTCGGGCATGACAGGCCAATTAAGGGAATCCCTTTAACTAAAGTCTGAGGGAGGATGTCAATGGGGCGCAGAGTGTAGTTTAAATAAATTAGTTAAATAAAGTCAAGACATGGTTATGGATAAAAAACTAATAAAAATAGCTGCCTATTACTTTGGTGTAGAGTGTAGTTATACATTATTGGCGGGCAGACCAACGGAAATTAATAAGTCAAATTTAAACGGAGTTCATCTTGAAAGAATGAGCTTTGCGTTTTACAGAAACTTCAAACTCCACCTTCGCCCGCTTTGGAGCATTACAGAGGAGGAGTTGAGGGAGCTGGGGGAAGTGCTGGGGTTGAAAGATGTAGACATCAACCTAAACGGAATAGATGAGTTTTGGCGAGTTCTCCCCGCAAAGCAGATATTTACCAATATTAACGAAGATTATTTTACCGTATACGAGGATAATACTTTTGATTTAGGCTTTGGCAAAGACTACACTAAAATCATCAACCACCTACGCGCCAAGGGCTTCTGCGTTGACCAAGAACTCGTTGACGCGGGACTTGTTGAGTGGAAGGAGGTGTAACATGGGAGGACTAAGAAATATCTGTAAGCTATACGGAGGTATGACCGTAAAAGACCAACACGGCAATAAAACGGAGTGGGTTTGGGACTACGATAAGGACGAGCCTGTATTAAAGTCCGAAATGGACAAACAGAAATGGGAAGCATCAGAGCGCAAAAAGTGGGAGGCTGTAAAGCGCAAACTAGAGAAGGAAAAGTTAAAGAAAGAACAAGGTAAATTTGATTTTTGAAACTATGGAAGCGCAAGATTTAAGGGTTGGCAACTATGTACTAAGAGGCTGGTTAAACCCTGTGTCATTAGATGGGAGTCCAATCCCAACAGGCGATACCTTTGAAGAGGTATGGAGTCCGTGCAAAATTGTTGCTATTGGAATTGAAAAAGTATTATGGTCTCCATTGGGAAGAAGCGAGCTTTACAAAAATCCCTATGAAAATATAAAACCCATCTCCCTAACCGAAGAATGGCTATTAAATTTTGGGTTTGTAAAAAAGGATTCGGTATTTTTTAAAGCCAGATTTCAGGTTCAAAAATTTGCTAATTGGACAGGGTTTATGTTTTGCGAGGGCAATAGTGTATTAAGAGAGATTAAGTACGTGCATACGCTTCAAAACGTCTACTTTTTTCTCACAGAACAAGAACTAACTAATCAATAAAATGACAACACTACTAGAAGCATCAGAAATGCGCGTGAAATTAAAGGCGCTTGAAAGTCAGATTGAATCGAGTACATTATCGCTCATCGAACGCTGCAAGGTTGAAGATGAAATACTCGAACTCAGAGAAAAGCTAGGCGAGTTCGACCGTGGCAAGTGGGACAATGAAGAATGTTTAAATTGTGGGAGTTAATCAATTAATCAATATAACCGCCCAAGGGCAAACAAACAAATGGCACAACTAATTAGCATTTCGATTGACGTAACGAAAATCACCAAAGAACGCCTATACCAAGGGCAAAAGGGCAAGTACTTGAAACTGACCGTTTCGGTTAACGACGAAGAAGACCAATTTGGTAACACTGTGAGCGCCTACGAGGAACAGACCAAGGATGAGCGCGAAGGCAAAACGCCTAAGAACTTCTTAGGGAACGGAAAAGTGATTTGGAGTAGTGGAGGTAGTACTATCCCTAAAGCCGCTACACAGCCCACCCCTGCCGCAAGTTCAGGAGACGACCAAGATAATTTACTTTTCTGACCAACGCCCCCGTAATTGGGGGCTTAACTTCTTTTCTAATGACACAGATTAAAACAATAATAACGACGGAATATCCAAGCGGTATCTTTCAGGTGATTGTCAACTTTGACTCTAATAACTTTTCTGGGCCATATTTGGCCGATGATGGGATGCTATATTTTACCGATAGCGCAAAAAGCCACTATATTCAAACGCCCGAATCAATTTATAACGGCAAAGATACTCGCGACTACGCAATGTATTACAACACCGAAAAGCAGCAAGTAGTATTTACCTTCATCCCGTTTGCATTAGTGGATAACCCTACGCGGGAGGTTGAGTATGACAGGGATTTTAACGAGACTAGAAAATACGTAGCAGTATGAACATAATCGAACTAAGCAGAAAAGCCTACCAATCCGCAAAGCGTAGGGGGCTGTACAATAACAAAGACCACAGGTTAGAGGACAGCCTGATGCTTGTGATTGATGAAATATCAGAGTGTCATAAGGCGAGTTTGGAGAACAGAGTGGCAAATGTAGAGATATTTAATAAGCAAATTGAAAGGCACGCAAAAACAGATGTAAACTTTAACTCTATTTATTGGTCGTACATTCACCAATCCACACAAGACGAACTAGCCGACATTTGCATTATGTGCTTTAGTGTGTTGGGGCATTGGATGCACGTTGGTTCAATAATGGAAGAAGCCATTTTAAACACTATTTTTACCTTTGGCCGAAACCCGCCTGAATTGCCTCAAAATATCCCTCACTTGCTAATCGGATTAGCAGGGCAAACCGCAAAGGGCGATATTGACTACGTAGCACTTTGTGTTATGCAGTACTGCAAAGCCAACAACATAAATCTTGATTGGCACATTGAACAGAAAATGAAGTACAACGAACTTAGAGAGAGGTAATCATGGAAACGAAACTAGAAATTGGAATAAAACTTTACAGTCAATGTAAGAACGAAATAAAGGAACATACCGTTACAAGGGTCGGTAGGATATACTTTGAGGTTGACAATGATAAGCGCAGGGGGTTTTTGATAGAAAACTTACAATTCAGAGACCCCGACTATTCTATGCGAAACACTCAACTTTACCCAACAAAACAAGAGATTGAGGATAAAGTTGAAAAAGAAAATTTATTTCACAAGCTTGGAAGGGTATTTTTGAACTACAGCACTAGCAAACTTAGTCTTTCGCAACTCCGACAAATAAAAGCCATCATTGATACCCCATAAAACAAACCACTATGGAAACGAAAACACTTGAAGAAATTAGCCGCTCATTAAAGGCAATCGAATACCATCTTAGCGAACTTTGCGAAAGAGAGATAGTTTACCCCGATACGGAGTTTTGGCGCGAATATTCCGACGTTAAAATGTGGATATTCAATAAATACAGAATCACTATTAGCGAAGGCCTCTACATGGATTGGCACAATGAGCATCATAAAGACAAAAGAATAAACCATGAAACGCTAATTGTATACGCCTATGAGAGACGAGAGGAAATTGAGCGAATAATGATTGAATTGGACATAAAGCGGTAAAACAAAAGCCCCGACAAAATCGGGGTTTCTTTTTATGCCGCCATATTGTACTGATAAACAGTCCCGTTGTACTTGCATCTACCCTCAATAATCGCGTAAGGCTCTGCAAAGAATAGTACCTCATTGCCTTCAAAGTAAAAAGTCAAGTCCAAAAACCCCTGTTGCCAATCAGCTACTACGCCCGTTGGAAAGTATTCAACCTTTTCTGTCAGTCTTGTACAGCCCATCTCAAACCAAACGTACTTATCGTTTCTGTTGGTGATATACGTTGCCCCTAAGCGGTGCGTATGGCCCGAACATCCTGAACTAAAGTAGTCGTTGATATTCTTGCGTGAAGCCCCTTTAACCGTACTTAGTCCATGCACAATATCAAACTTATCAAAGTACGTGTAAATATGGGAAGGGTCATAAATCCAACCATCCGCAGGCTTTAGATTCAGCATTTCATCTAGTCTCGTGCTGTTATAGTGATTGTACAGCACGTTTAATCTATTGCTTTGCCCATGCCCTAAGTTGTAAGGATTGGTTATTCTTTCGTCGTGGTTGCCTAGTCTTACCCTAATCTTTGCATCAGTGGAAGCTCGCAAAGGCTCTAAAATAGCCGCTTTTGTGTGTTCAATTTCGCCAATTTCAGAATAATTAGCCAATATGCCATTTTCATACAGGCGTGAGGTATGTTTGCTCAGATAAGGCAAATCTACAATATCCCCGTTTATACAGACTTCATCAAACTTATTGTGTTGTAATACTTTGTTGATAACTCCCGTAGCCTTTGGGTCGGCTAATATTCCGTGGGGGTCAGTGAATATTAGTACCCGGAACACGTTTTTGTCGGTTAGCTTTCTAAGCTGCCACTCGTTATACTCGTTTTCTTTCATGCGCGGTCTGTACATTGTCATCAATTTGTGGGTTAATTCAAAGTATTTGCTATGCCAAACGCAACGAATGCGCCTAGAATGATACCGACTACAAAGCCTGTGGCCGATTGCCGTTCTGCCTGCTTTAGCTTCACGCTGTTACGGTGGTTAGCCGTTCGCAGTTCTTTGTTGGTAGTCAAAGTGTCATCACTGTAATAGGGCTGTTGTAAGTAAGGGATAGTGTCGGGAGGGGCATTGAGCATTGTAACTAGGATGATTGTTTTCATAATTTCGTGGGTTATAATATGGCCGCTAGTATTCCCAATACCGTTACCGTCACTGTGGCTGTTTTTACGCCATTCCAGAAGGCTTTGCGCTTAACCTTAGGTAATGCCTCACGCTGGGCTTTTAATGCCTTAGTGCTATCTTGTAGCCTCATTTCGCAGTCATTGAGCATATCAAAGCAGATAGCCGCTGCGTCATGGTCGGTTAGATTTTGCGCGGTCGAGACTGTCAATGAGTCTATCAACCTTTGCCTTTGCAATTCGCTGTTTGAGGGCGTTGACCTTACGCAACTTTGCTGTGTCAGGCTGAGCGATACTAACAACAGCAACACTATCAGTACGTTGAGTGATTTTTTCATCTATCGTCGTTTGTTTTTGTGGTTGACATGAATACATCCAGATTAGCCATAGTACAGAAGTAAGGGCTAAAATGAAAATTGCAGCGGCTGCGTATTGTTGGTGTTTCATAATTTTTGTAGAATTTTTTCAATTTCATAGATATAGACTAACTTACTTATACCCACTCCTGATGGGTGGGGGTCGTGGACTAAATCGCCATTTTTGTTTATAATCACAGCGTGATAAGGGCCGCGCGGAGTTGGCCCAACCCCTATAAAATATCCATCAATCCCGTTTGACTCGACTTTTTCGATACGGTCTGTGCAGTTAATATCAAACCCATTATTTAGTATGAGACCAAGATAGTCCTCCATTTGTACAGAGTGATGAATTTGCTCAAAGGGGATTCCTGTAAGAGATGCAATACACGCCCGTAGACAGTCGCCCCTGCTAATCCCCTCTTTAAAAAATTCGGTCTGCATTATTCTTTTCATTTTGTTTGTATATTTGTGCTTTAACAAGGTGGGGTGGTGAAAAAAGAACGACTAGCGCGCGCCTTTGGTCGTTGGTAAGTCACACGGGGCAAGCCGTTAGAAAGGCTCGGTATTGGCTGCGCAACCCTGAATACTGTACAGGTTCGATTCCTGTCCCTGCTTCTAAACTTTACAGACATGAAGTACTTAAATATTGCAAGAGTTGTTTCATTGGTCATTATGGGTCTAATCTCTGTTATTCTTGTATTCCAAACGCAAGAGATTAGATGGCCCTTAAATTTTATTATTGCTCTTTTAATTAGTATCTCCATTACAAAGGCATTAAAATTGTCAGTTGAGTAATAATACGGAGTAGCGCAGTGGTAGCGCGTAGAGACGATGCAGTGATGCAACTATCTCTGAGGTATCAGGTTCGATTCCTGACTCCGTATCAAAGCAGTTTAGGATTGGGGTGTCTCCCGTTCGCTGTTCGTTTATCCCGCCCGCCTTGCTCCAACTTGGCGGGCTTTATTTTATCGTTAGCGTTACGATCTCCCCCGCGTCCAACACAGGAAATACCAAGTTAAACACCTTCTCACAGGCGATTCTGCTATCATCGCCTATGCCTATGCCAACTAGGGCCGTAACGGGCGCAATACAACCATTCAACTCACGCATAGCATTATTGGCAGGGTGAATCAGTATCAAGTCGCGGTTGGGTACATTGAGCAAGATTAAGTGCGCTTTGAACTTCTCCGAGTACCGACGCTTTAACTCATAAGTCCCTGACGGAATCCGTGAGATACGACGTTGATTGCTTAGCCACGGTCTTTCAATCGTGTAGCATATCAACTTGCCATCGTGTGACAGCTCCCCGTTAGTGCCGCGTTCGCCTTTTTCGGTGTGGGTGAGTAGTAGGTTCATTACACTTTCGCTCTAGTTTCTTTCTCTGAATATTGTACGAACTTGCCAACGGCTTCACGGACAATAAGAAGCCCTAATGTCCATCGCGGGTCGGTGAGCGTACTGACCGCGCTAACGGCAATCAATACGTCACGTAGAATTTTAGCTGTTCCTAGTACCCATAAGGGGATTTGTTTGAAGTATTGCGCCATTATCTTAATCGTTTAAGTTTCTCTAAAAGTCTTGCAATTACGGGGTAGCCATCGTTCCAGTACGCAATCCAATCACCCCCGTAATTGGCGTACACGTCCTTTCGCATGGTTCTATATTCGCGGTTAGCAACGAACAGCGCGGCAAGCGCAGAAAGGAGTTGTACTATTGGGGAAGCCATAGGAATCGACGTTATTAAATATACTAATAATGGGTTGTCTGAATGATTAATAAATGCTTTCATCTGTTTCAAAATAAATATTACTGCACCTTCCCAAACTTCTTCCAGTTAATCCACCCCAACGCCCTCACGTAAGCATACATTACCCACCGTTGGAGCGTCGGCACTCCTGCCTCTTTCATGTCTACCAACCATACCCAATCTACCTGCGCCCTTGTGTACCCATGACGCTCCTGATGTTGATACAAATAGTCATGCACCACCGAAGGCATAGCCGCTCGGCCATGAGGCGGCACGACCGCCCAAAACACCTGCGGCACACTTGCAAAGTCTGTGGTGAAGCCTTTCGGAATGAGAACGTCGCCATACACGCAATCCTCAATTACTTCATACCAGTCGTACTTTTCTTGAGATTTTCTGAGTCTGATTTCTGGGTACTGTGTCATTCTTTCAGGGTATAGCCGTACACGTTCAACAATGCAACCACTGCCGCTTTTTTGGCGGCTGTATTTTTTCCGAACAAGTCCGTAATGACCGTCTGCCACACGTACTCGCCCGTGGCTTCTGCTTGCGCGCGTGGCATACCCTTGTCAACTAGGTTCTGCGTGTACGACGACTGCGAAAGGTTGCGAGCGGCTAAGATTGTGCCGTCTGGACGGTGAAACGCGATATAAAACTCAAACTTACTGTTGATGGTCTGCGATATTTCGGCCGAAATTACGCGTCCTGATAAGTACTTCACGGTATCGACACCCCCGATTTCGTTAGGTATCGGCTTTGCGTTCACTTCCCAAAGTGCTTGCCCCTGTGCCACTCCCGACACTGTAAGCAGTAAGATTATGATTAGGTTTTTCATGTTTTTGTTAGTTCAAATCGACCCACGTTGTGCCGTTATACCCCTGAAATTTTGTTCCATTAAACCTGAAACCTGTTACTCTTGTACCATCGAAAAACAGCATACCTGCATCGTCAGTACTATAAGATTGTAGTCCTGCTGGCTTAGAAGCAATAGCATTGAATTGTGCCGTTGTCATTCTTGATAGAAGGGTTGCCCTTGTAGAAGATGCTTCTAGCTGAAACTGATTGGTGGACGCCAAAGCGGTACTTCCAATCGCCATTCCTTCTGTTCGCATTGTAGCAATCGCTGCTCCACCAAACGTATTAACGAAAAAGTGGCTGGTGGAACCTCCCGCTCCATAATGATATAATGCTCCTCCAGAAAGTAAGAGAATGTTAGATGTGCCTGACTTTAGAAACCCGGATAGGCTAATATCTCCCGTGACCTGCAACTTAACCCCGTTATTCGTCGTTCCCGTCCCAATGCCTACGTTACCGTTAGAAAACACCCTCATTCCCTCAGTCGCCCCGTTATTGCCTACCTGCATAATTATATCGCTGTTGGTTGTACCCACACCCGACGTGGCACGAAGCGTAAGGGGTGAGGTTGTGCCCGTACCGCCAATGACTAAGGGCGTAGTAATGTTCGTCGTGAAGGTAGGAGTGGCAATATTGGCCTTTGCGCCGAGCGCGGTTTGCAAGTCCGTTTGCGCTGATAGTGTACCCGTTATGCTTCCCCAAGTGCCACCGCCCGATGATTGTAATGTCGCCACTGCCAAGCAAGCTGTTGCCGTTCACGGTCTTAATGCTTGTTCCCGATACGAGCAGAGGCTGATACGTACTTGCAGCCGTGGCCGTTGTTAAGTAAGGCGAAAGAGCCGAACTTGTAATGTACCCGTTTGGGTTAGTGGCGTTGTAAGGCGTATAGCCTAATGCGTCCGTTACGTTGCCGCTTGTTATGCTTGTCAAGTAGCTACCAATAGGCTGATACGTTGCCGCTGCCGTGGCAGGGGTTAAGTACCGCGCGTCGCCTATTGCTTGCACCCTTGCCGTTGTGTGGTACAGATTCGTTCCTTCCGCAAGCCCTGTTGTACTTTGTGCCGCAAATCGCGCGTTCCATGCCGATACCCAATCTATAATCTTTGCACTCGTGTGCGTGTGTGAAGTGTCCGATTTTGCGCTTAATGCCGAGGATAGCCCCGTAACGTCGCTTTGAGGATGCGCGTGTGCCGTTGGCGTTCTTGCGTCTGTTAGGCGCGTATCGGTCGTGTTTACCTTCTTGATTAGGCTGTCTTGTAGGGCGGTAACAGTTGCAATCCCCTGAACTCCCGTATGCGTCGCCCTATCCCTTAGTTGCGCGTCCGTACTGTTGGCCGTTGCGCCCGTTGCGATACCCGAAAGTTTCGTCCGCTCCGCGTCGGTAATGAGCGACTTCCCACCTTCTTTCGCTACATACAAGGCTGCCGCTGTGGTCTTTTGCAGCAATGATGTTGTATCAATGCCTCCCGTGCCAATAAGCAACCGAATAGCGTCTAAGGAGTCCGAAACAAGCTCCTTAATGTTCTGCCCATCAACCACAATCATCGGCACACTAACAACCTCGAAAGAAGGGATTGTGGGCGTGAAATTCCACGAAAATAGATAGTTATACCCATTTGCGCTTATTGGCGTAGTGCTACCTGTTAAGGTTGCGGCCTTGTATATCTCATACGTATATACGTCGGTCTTTTTTACCCCTATCTCATCGCTTGCCACCTCAACCTGCCACGTACCGCGTCCCGCCTTGCCCAGACTTTGTAAGTCCGCAAACGAAATAACATACAGTGTGTCAGAAACTATAATAGTACTATCGACCGTTGAGAACTTACGCACTATCGCATTAAGTGAGTTTCTGAACGTCACCTCTACGCGGGTTATCGACGTAAGGCCCGATATATTTACGCCTATCTTCTGTGTTTCACCTTCTTTAAAGGTTATCTTTTTTGTCGTGTTTACCTGCCCAAACGCTACGCCCGAAACAAGTAGTAGTGCGAATAGTATTCTCATATTAGTGCAAGTCTACCCAAGCGCCCGCTGCCCGTACTTGGAGTTTGTTTGTGGTTGAGTTGTATATCACCATACCGTTTGCCGCTGTTAATGCGTCTCGTTGTGTTGAGGTCATACGGGGGAATAGTACCGCGCCTGTGGTACTTGTAACGTCTAAGATTGCCGACGTTGCGGGTGTAGCTGTACCTATACCTACACGACCATCCGCGTTAAACGTAGCTATTTGAACCCACGACCCGCCACCAAACCCCCATAGAGTAGATGCGCTCCCGTCGCTATTAAGTTGTAAATTATAAGCCCTATCATTGGCAACATTTGCCATGTAATATTGCGCCTGAATGCTATTACTTCCGTCTCGAAAGCTGTTTATGCCCGCCCTTGCCGCAAAACCGCCAGAGGATTCTAACTTAAAACTTGGTGTAGCGGTCCCAATTCCAACATTGCCACTAAGTAGCCCAAAAACTGCGCCCGAATCCGTCCGCATAGTCCCAGCCACGTCGAGGGTGTACGTGGGCGTTGTACGGCGAATACCTACGCGAGACGTGGTATCTAACGATAGCGTAAGCGTGCCAAAATTTGGGCCATTAGACCTCGAATAAAAGCGGTGGCCGCCACCGAGGTAAAAAGTAAAAGGGTCAGACAATCCATAACCTCGACCAATGTATTGTCCAATATTCCCGTCGCCACGGTATAAGGCTACGTAATTAGTTAATGTTGTTGCAACAGGTCTATCTTTTACCCAAAGCGCATTGTCACTATGAATTACGCCCGAAACATCTAGTCGGTATTCTGGAAAAATCTTATTAATTCCCATGTTACCGCCATCCTGATTTAGTAGGCTGCTCTGTACTTCGTTATTATAGCCATCGTACAGCGGTACTGCATTATGGTTAAGCGTACTTGCTTTTTTTAAACGAGTGCTTAGCAGGTCAGCCACGTCGGCTTTAGTGTAATAATTGGCACTTCCAAGATTTATCGCGCCAGCCAATTTTGTTTTGTGGAGCTTGATGCTCCCAAAGGTCGTCACGATTACATCAGGTCCCGCCACCGCAGTACTGCCAATTTTTCGCACAAAAAGCCAAACGCTATCACCTTCTTGTACCAAGCAGGCGGAGCACTGGAGCGGTCGTTGGGCGGTAAGCTCAGCGCGGGTGTACACACCATTCAACTTCTGCGCCATCAGCGCGAAGGGCAATAAGAATAAGAGAATCAGTAATTTCTTCATGGTTTTGTTAAGCATATATAAAATGTGAGGTTCTTCCGTTGCGGCTACCCATTTCCACCACGCGCCCATTTGGGAGCGTTACACTGAGGTACTCGCCCAATGCCCCATGCTGGAGTGGCGAACGATAGGGGTTAAAATAATAGATGTAATAGCGTTCCCCGTAACTTGCCCCGATGCAAAAACCATCCCTCTTATCTGCAAGGTGCAGCACGGTATTCTGTCCGTAGTTTAGCTTGTCTTTCGTAATCAGGTGAGCCGTTCCATCCGCACCCTTGTAGGCAGGTACGGTTTTGGTTACTGCGGGGGATGATTCATCGGCCTTAGAAACACAGGTATAAGCAAGGTGTTGAGGGTGGTAGCCCGCCGAAGTGAATTGGTTAATAACCTGCGTTATTGTGAGATTGTCAATAGCAACATCCGCCCCCACCATTGGCCTAAAAGGATATTTAATGGCCGAGTTTTCCGCAGGCAAAGTAGGTCGCGGATTTCCATCAGGAGACACCCACTCAAAGCGCCCCTCTGAGGTCAAAAACGCATTTTCGGTCAAATTTTCGGGACTTTTTGAAGCCTCAAAACGCTCGCTGTCCCACATCATCCAGCCATGAGCAATCACCTGAGACATGATGGAAATAAAAGAAATTGCCCATAGTGGTGTACTGTGGTGAGACTTGATTTTAAAGTAATCGTTAACCCCAATGTCAGTGCGCTTTAATATGTGTCCGTTACCCTTCCAAGGTAAATCGGTAGCTAGTGTCACAGCCTCCGACCATGTGGACATAAAAGCAATTGTTTTCTTAATGCCCGCCAGATACTTTCGTTGCATTTCGTTCAGCGTGGCGTAAGCAAACATACTTTCATCAGGCTCATTAAACCCCACGTATGCCGTAGTGAGAAGGTTAGTTATTTCGTGCATTCCTTCCCGAAAAAACGACGCATCAACGGTATAGGTCTGGCTACTCGTATTAAGAACTTTCCGCGCATTTGCTTGACTTTTCAGGCCATCTACGTAGTAGGGGTGCAGGGGATAGTTGCCGTAGCCGCCCAGATATAAGTTAAACTTGCTAAGGGTGATTGAGTTGCCCATGTACCCGCCAAATATGTTGTGATTGGCAGGAATGGGGTTGCCTAGTCGCGCCAAAAAGCCTTGGTAAAACTTCTTAGCAACTCGCCAATAGAAGTCGGGATGAATGGCACTACCACCGTCTGAAAACTCGTCAGTGATAACCGAAAGGGCGCTGTAATTGCCCGCTAAGGCGTAGCCTGCATCATAGGCCGCTGTATCGCTCGGAATCGAAATAAAATTAGGAACTTCAACGCCTCCTTCCCACTTTGTACCGTATTGAAAAGTTACGCTACGGTCTGAAATTTGATTGGCCAATATTGTCCAAGCAAGGTCGTCTTTTGGCTTCCCTCCTTGCCCGTAAATATGCGTGAGGCCCTTGGCTTTTGTACCCTCCCAGCCGATACTAGCCAAAATTGTAACGATGCCCGCAATTTGCCCAGCAGGAATTGAGAGGTTAGGCAACAGGTCGTAATTGTTGTGAAACGTCCCGCTGATTGCGTTACTTATTTTTTTCTCCGAATAGGGTGCTGCGCTCATGTTGTTGTTATTCTGAAACTATGTTTGACCATGTTGAAGGAAATTGGCCTGATTTCCACATTCTAACCCTTGCCTGCACCGTCTTGCCAACAAAATAGCTGCTTGTTATATTGGAAATGCCGCCACCGCCACTTAGCAAGGCCCATATACCGGGGTTGCTGTCATTGGTCGTAATCACTCCGTTTTCGTCCCATGTGTACCATGTAGACGTGCCCACTTCCCTAAAACTATATTCGTAACCGTCTGCGGCATTATAGGTAGGAGCAAGCACCGTAACCCTTATTTGGTTAGAGCCAATCCTACTAACTGATATAGAAGGCGTATTGCCCATTTCATAGGACACCCCGATATACTGCCGTGTGCCGTTGTTTTGGTTGCGGTAGTTGTTGAAGGCTTGCACCATTAAGTCGTGACCATTTGGATACGCCTGATTCCATGCCGCAAAAAGCGTGAACTCGTTCTCCACGGGATGCACCGTAGGCGAAGCCAATGCGCGGGAAAGATGCCCGCTGTTTTGCAATGCACCTGCCACCTCGGTGATGAATCCTTGCACGGTTTGCGTGTCTCCTTCAAACACAAAACCTACTTGCCAAGCTCCGTTATTGATGCTTCGAGCCATTGCCGCCGCCATCGCCGAGGCGCTTGACACGTTGCCCGTTCTGAAATACTCGACCGAAAAGAAGCGGTTAGCAGCCTTCTGTTTACGGGTGTACATAACCATATCGTGGAAATCCCGTAGCTCACCACTCCAATTTGAATCGTGATTACCACGCATACCCCTAAATCCTTGTGTGTAGCGATTGTAGCCCATAGTGTTACCCTTGAGCTGATAGCCTTCATTAATCCAGCTTCCTACGTTCCATTGTGAGTCGTCCCACCCCGACATGATTGATAGCATGAGTTGACCCATCGCGTACATCTGCTCGGTGCGGTTTACGTAGTCTACGTAATTTGGATAGCTAATCGTTGAATCAGGAAAAATTTGCGCTTCTTGGTTGGTGTTGATTGCAAACTCCCACAAGGCTATTTTTCCAGTAGTCCAGTAAGTATTGTATTGAGCCTTGAAGGCCGCACAAAACCGACGAAACAACATCCAAGGGGGCGTATCAAAATTGTCAATTTTTAGGCCGATGATACCACCAGAGCTGTTTTTGTCAAAGTGTCCACCCCAAGCAGCCGTTAGGTCAGGTGTATCAGCATTGGCGGCCAAAGTCGTGAGCGAAAAGTCGCTCATGTCTGGATGCAAACGAACAATCAGTTTTAAGCCTAAATCATTGCAGACGTAATTGATTATCGTGTTGATATTCGTCCAGTCCCAAGTCAAAGAATCGGCATTGAATGCACCCGCTGAGGTGTAATTATTCCAGACTTTAAAAGGCGAAAACGGAATATGAATTGCTTTTAAGCCTGCATTTTTGGATGTAAGAGCAAGGGCTTTAATATGGTCAATTCTCCACGACGCCCAGCTCATTATGTAGATAATAATGTGGTGAGAAAGTGCCTCATTATAGTTAATCGCCTGCGCCCGTGTTTGAGTTGTCGGAGGTGTTACGGGTGGCGTAACTACTGGAGGTGTTACGGGTGGCGTGGTAGGCGGTATGTACGCCTCGTCAAACGTTCTAATAATCGCTTGGTCGTTGTACTGGATATGTCCATTATTATCTTGTCTATTTTCTAGGTTAGCCAACCATCCGTTCAGGTTGAAGGAGTTAATTGTAGGGAATACGCTTTTCCTCATCCTGAGCTTACGAAACATTATACAGCTATTGCTAGGAATCGAAATATCCCGAAATGGCCTTGGCGTTCCATCTGCATTGTACAAAAGTGCTGGCGAATCCTCAGAGTAGTAGAAGTTGTGAAAAACACTATTATCGGTTTCGGCTGTGGAGTCGTACCATAGACCATTTGTAGCCTTGCGTGGACGAAACTTGTCCATTTCGATAATCTCATACGCCCGATTTTCGGCTACGTCTTCCGTCTCTTCCGACCCCGCCCAAGGCGAGAAAAGCCCATCTTTTGTGACACGCACTTCTACCCGAATTAACTTACCTGCAAAGAAATCGTTCGAGAAATTAAGCTCACGTGTTGAACCGGCAGGGTAGGTAGAAGCATAAGCATCGGCCTCGTTCGTAGAAAGCCCGCCCGAAATCGTCCGATAATACCAAGTCCCAGTACCAACCTGTTTAAATCGGAAAGTGTATAGCTCTGTATCGCCCGTATTATTGTCCGTAAACTGCGTAATGAGGGTATTTACACTCAAGGCAGGGCGGATAAGAATAACGGGAGCGGCTGAATTAGGCACGTCGGTTGCGTTTGGCGTAGAAGCTGTGGCTCGATTAGAAAGCTCGCTGTATACCCCGTTTTTCTTCGAGCGCATCTCAAATACGAAAGTAACGCCAGCGGGCAACCCGTTAACATCAATCGTGCGAGCCGAAGCCACAGGATTGACGTTTGTTAATAATGGCAAAATGCTGTTATTGTTTGCATTGTCAACTACTCCGCCAAACACCTCATAACTATCAGGGTCAGTGGTAAGCGTCCATGACAAACGGATTGTATCAGAGTCCACGTTTGCGGCCGAAAGCACAGGCGCAACGAGTGGCGCTACATCAAGCGGCACTAGCCACGCGGTCGGAACTACGTCATTGACATTGCCGTTTGTATAGCCAAGCCGCGCAAAAGTATCGGCATTGGTTTGGAGATATTCAATCAAGATAGGTACTTGCACGTCGGCTGTCATAGCGCGGCTAAAACCTGCACTTCTAAGCGTAGTAAGCACCCAAGAGTCCACTACCAACACCCCGCCAAAGTAAATTCTAAACTTAGCATTAGCGTCGAAATTGAACTGGAAATTACCAGAAACGGGAGTTTTGATAAAGCCTGACCACCGCGCAATGTAAGCGCCCGGTGTTACGTCCTCCGAAGGAGCATCCGCGGTCAAATCAAAATTAATCACCGTATCCACCCGCCCCTCATCGGCCGTGCCGAGGGCGTTGATGTTGGTGGTATCGTAATAATTCGCCCAAAGTCCAGAAGTGGGCAAGACGTCGGTTAGCGTAGTGGCGCTGTCGGTATCCCACGCGCTATTGGCCGTACTATTGGCCGCCCGAACGCGGTAATGATAAGTCACGCCAGGCGATAAGCCCACTTTGTCCTGATAGCTCGTTACGTTGGCTTCTACCGTAGCGATTTTCGCGGCGTCGGTGAATCCTGCGTTGGTACTGCGCTCTATTTCCTGTACAGATTCGTTAGTGGCATTATCTACCCATACAAGGTTAATTTGAGATGTGGAAACCGCCGTGGCCGTAAGTCCAGTTGGCGCATTGGGAGCCGTAATCGAAGCCGCCGCAGGCTCGACCGTCAGGAACAATATGCGCTGTTCGCGGCGCTCCATGCCCGCAATCGTCCAGATGAAATCTAGCGAAATCATCACCACGCCTGCGCTCGTGGGTGTCCCCGAAAGCGTAAGGTGTGCACCCGAACCGCCGACAATGGCTCCCGCAAACCCCATCCAACGGCCTGATGCTACCGCCGAAATGCGCTTATTTTCGGCACCACGCGGGTAAACGAGCGAAATATCCTCAATCACGGTGCTGTAAGCAACACCCTCTTTGGCGTTGACGAGCGCTACTGTTGTGGTATAAGCATCGGTCAAGTCGGCCGCTACGGGCACACCTTCTGGCCCCAAAACAATCGCATCGCCCGGTAAGGCGTTCTGAAACAGCGAAACGTCAATTTTATTAAGCAACGTAATTGCCAACCCCTTTACGTCGGCAATTTCAGGAAGCCATTCAGCCAGCTTGTATTGTGCTACAATTGCCTCAATTTCGGCTTTAATGTAGTATCTATCATCGTGGATGTGGTTTTTCAACGCATACAATTCCAGCCGATTATTAAGCTGCTCGATGGTTGCGAAAACGTCGGTATCAATGCGCCACTTCGTCATTTCTTCGCCTTGGGCGGGGATGGTAGCGTGAGCCATTGTAGTTTCGCCATTCTCAAAGCTATACGCCTGAAAATGTACGATACCGTTGTAGTAGCTTATACGAAGAAAACCCTTGCCTGTAAGGTTGGCAGGGCCATCTGTAATTTCTTCCCAATCGTCAATATAATAAACGTATGAGCCATTGATTGAGGCTATGTGTTGACCTTCCTCTAATTTGGGAACGCCAGAAAGTACATTATAAGCAGGCAACAGCCCCATAAATCGGTCACCTTTTCTAATGATGAATTGTGAAAAGTCGAACATTTTACCATTTTTTATGGTTGCACTAAGCCCTAGTTGATTACCCTCTTCGTCAAATTCAGGCAACTGCGCGGATGTGTGATATAGCCATCCTCCCGAATTTTCTTCATCCTCAATTTGCCATTCTCCGTTTACTTTGCGTAACTCAGCCGAAAACCCGTCATCGTCCGTATATGTCAATATTTCGTCCGTGCCGTTGACGATAATGTCTAAGTTTCCGTGAGGGATGCAGTTGGCGGGTGGATATACAAACCCAGCCCAGCTATCTGCATCAATGCGGTGCATCCCGTTCCTGCCAAGTTCCAAGAAGCTGAGGGGGGTCGTTATTGGCTCACGCTCAATATATGCGTCCTGTAAATCCGCACTTGCTGATGGAGGGCTAGGCGTAACACCCCCGCCCCCTACGCCCGTAGTTCCGTCCTTATATTTGTAATATGTTCTCGATGTAGACATCTATTATATCATTTCCTGCAATTCAGACTCTAAACTGCGCTTTTGTAAATTATACCGTCTCCTGACTTGCTTGAATATCATTGACGCAAAACCTGTAACTTCTGCGATGTGGCTGTATAAAAATGACGCGCTTTGTTTACGCCCCTCTACGCCTCCCTCGATGCGTATGTATGACCTCGCGTATTGTGAGGCCCGTTCTTTAAGCATGATTTGTAGTATTGTCCCCTCCTGTGACGTTTGCGGATTAGTCCAAAGGTTTTCGCCCGTTGGCGTCTCTCCGTCTCCAAAGTAGGTAGTAGCTAGTTCGGTAGTGTCGAAATAATCGCCCGTCCAAAACTCAAAACTCTGCTTATCTAAGGGTGTTTTTACGTCGTTGATTTCTTCAAAAACCTGCGCCTCAATCTCTCTTGCCTTGCGTTTGTTTAGCTGAAAATTGGCTATTTTGACGTATTGCCCGCTTAGCGTGTTAGGATTTAATACCGAAGGCCGATAGACGATAACGCGTAGATTCTGCAAGGCAAAGGGCGTATCATTATCCCGTGGCCCTCTGTTGCGTATTTCGATAAGCCGTTTAAAATAACTTAGGTCAACATCTTTCTTTACCTCTGTCCAATCAGGCAAGCCGACACGCGTTGCGCCCTCTTGCTTGACAAAATCAGGGTAGTATTCGTGAAATGTATCAGCCCTGTATCTGTCATTTGGCTCAGAAAACGTCCCGTCAGATTTTAGGAAATACGGCCCTTCGTTGGTGATAACTTCAAATCGTAAAGCGACGGCAACACCCGACCCGCTTGCATTAATCCACCCTTTAAACTCCCAAACATCTAAGTCAAAGTTTGAGATAGCAATATTGGTTGAGGTTAGATTCTCTTGAATGTCTAAGATGAATTGCTGCCACGCTAAAAAGTTAGATTGCTTTATATCCTGCGGTGAACGCATCGGCTGATTTATTCTCACATAAGACCGATTTTGCACCGTACCATCCCCGCCAACTTCCACCGAAAACAAAGTATTTGTCCATTGGGGGATGCTTACTTTGGGGTCTTCGTTAAAGTCTCCGTTGGGTAGCTGATTTCGATACCTTCCTAGTCTCAAAGAAGCCTCAAAACGTTTTATAGGAGGCAAGGCGCTATACTTGCTACCTTCCGTCATTTTGTAAGTACTACCTAATTGTTTGGGCGTATTGGTAAATGTCTCAACGGAATCATACGTACCAGCTGCGCTGTAAACGTAGTAGTCGTAACTTGCTTCGCGTAGTAAGTCAATATTGCGAATGCGCCAAACGCCCATCTCCTGAAATATCTCACAGTTGAGTTGTCCTAAAATATCCTTTAGGACTTCTAAGCACGTTAGCGGTTCGCCCGACTCATTGTAATACGTTTTGTTATCGACCTTTACTGCTGTGGATGAATAGCTGCCGTCTCCATCGTTTACCCAATTCTGGGCAATGGCAAACTTTAACCCCAAGTCAAGTTTTGAAAGTATCGTTTGGATAATATCCCGCTTAATGACAATACCCGTATAAGGCGTCCCGTCGGCTTCTGCGTAAGGTTCATTTCTTAACTGACCCAACCCACAAGACGCGGTTAATTCAAGCGTCTGACGGCCTCCTTTGAGGGATTCCCCGCCCTTTATACCTTCAATCCATCCTGCAAACCATAATGTATTTGTTCCTGCGGGGTCGCTGCGTACTTCTACTTTAAATTCTCTACTGTCAGAGGTGTAAATATCAAGAAGCGAAAACCCTGTTTGCGTGATAACCTGCAAATCAAAAACCTTTGCGGCTATTTCGTCGTAACGCCCTTCCGTTTCTACGTCCTCAACAAATGGTACAGCCCCGGCGGTTAATTCGGTTGCGCTGCCTACGTAGTCACGCTGCAAAAGATTCACCCGAAAGAGAACATTTTGCACGTCTTTGAACTCGTAGTAGTATTTAACCGCGTAAGCCATAATTTATCCTCTACCCCTTAATGATTGCCTTGTTTGCGTACCTCTTTCGTTGCTTAGTCGTATTGTGTCGTTGCTAATCTCCCCTTGGATTCGTACTGTCTGACCTCCTCCCATGTATTCACGAAGTTTAGAAAGTGGCGATACTACCTCTGGGTCGTAACTTGCACCGACGTTATCCCCGACGGTTGCCAATGTTGGCCCGTAGGCTAGACCGCCTTTAGCGAGTTTTACGCTACTTATGGCAGAACCTGCGGTAACGAGAGCCGCGCCCGCTATCCCTGTGCGAATAGCTACGCCCGATAAAGCCCCGCCCGACAAAACGGATGCGACCGCTAAGGCTGCGGCTTGTTTGAGCATTTCGCGCCCAATCATTGCAAGCATTTGCCCGAAAGATTTTAGCATTGCCTTTCCGAAAGCGGCAAAAGGATTTTCGCCCGCCGCCATCGCTTCACCAAAAGCCGCAAAGGAGTCGCCCAAGGCAGAGCCAAGCATACCGCCTAAAGCCTCTGCCCTTGCTTTTAGCTCCATGCCCATTTGGTCAAACTTCTCGAGCATTTCTTTTGCACCGGGCAACGCAGAGGGAATTTTTAAATTAGCCCCTACGCCCTGCAAGCCCGTATTAGCTAGATTAGCGGGGGTAGAACCTAATGCCCGTAAATCTTGGCTTAACTTCTCGTTGATTGCCGCTATTTCACGCGCTTTTTGTCTTTCGTTTTGCACCTCAACTTCCACCTGCGCCCGACTATCAGCGGCTTGCGCGTTCAATTGCGCCCGCTTGCGTTCGGTTTCGTCGGTGATTAATGAGATTGAAATATCACGGACACGTTGTAGGGAGTCAATGATTGACTGCGATGCTTCGGATTGGGCTTTAGTGTATTCGTTTAACTTTGCCGCCGCGTCTGGATTGATTAACCCTCCACCCGTGGGACGCGTGGGTAAGGGGTCGCGTATGTCTTCGGCTGCGCCTTGGTCTCCTGTGATTTCAGGCCCGACACGCATACCCGCCAATTCGCGCCGTATCTCTGCGGCTCTTGCTAAATGCTCATTCGCCCTTTTAATCGTTTCCGCGTCTTGGATTATAGCGTTGCGGAAGTTATTACCAACGTACTCGTGGAAGGCTGCGGTTGCTTCTAGCACCTTGCGCCTTACCAAGTCCCAATTTGAAGCAAGGAGTATAACAGCGGTTGCAAGTATGCCCACTGGCCCTGCTAGTAAGCGTATACCCGTTGCAACAACAGGCAATATCTTTGCAATTGAACCTAATGCAATAGCCAAAGGCCCAGCAGCAGCGGCAAGCCCCCCGACGGTCAATATCATTTTTTGCATCTCAGGGCTTAGCTTGGTAAACTTATCGGTTATCTCCGTAAGTGAATCAGCCATTCTGTTGAGTAGCCCCTCAATGTTAAAATTCTTGTTTATGGACTCGCCCAATTTGGCAGCGTTGGCCGTGATTGAATCCGTAGCGTTTTCAAAAGCGTTCTTTAGCCCACCTGTGGCCTTTGGTAGCTTTTCTAACTCAACCACCATACGCTCAACAAACGCCTT